CTATTTCAATGACAGCGGCACGCCCCAGACCGGGTCTTCCATGCCCTGCTTGCGCAGCGGCGTGATCTGCAGGGGCTGGAGTCTGGACAGCAGTTGCCGGTGCTTGTCGCTCAGGGCCCGCTGGGCGATCAGGGACTGGCTGAAGTCCATCGGCGCCGGCCAGGTGTAGACGGTCAGGTTTTCCAATGGGCATTCGATCTTCTTCGGATCGATCGCCCGGCACTTCGACTGCTGGTACTTGTAGCCGGGGGTCTTCAGGTGCATGCGCGGGGCCAGCAGCAATTGCCCGCCCTGCACGGTGAAGCTGGCCAGCGCCTTGTCGACCGGCAGGCGCGCCTGGACCTTGATCGAGGGCACGTCGCGGGAGTCGGTCTGCTGGTAATAGCCGGCCTGGGAGCCCTGGGTCGTCTGCGTGTATTGCTGCTCGCCCCAGCTCACGCAGGCGCCCGAGGCCACATGCACGGCGGTGCAGACCTTCTCGGTCTTGATCTCGCTGCCATAGGTGGCATCTTTCCAGACTTCTTCCCGGTAGTACTCGCGATACAGCTCGGGGGACAGGTACGCGGTGCCGTTGGCGCCATGGCCCGAACCGGGCGGACCGCTGCGGGCGCCGACCTGGTCGAGCAAGCCATGGATCTGGTAGTCGTCGCCGCCGGTCAGCAGGTACTTGCCGGGCGGCAGGATATGCACCTCGAAGGCCTTGAACAGATAGGTCTCGTCGGGCTTCCGCTGCAGCGCGTTGGTCTGGAACTTGCGGCCGAAGGTCACCTTCGGGTCCTTCTCGTACTCCCAGATCGCCGTTGGCGTCCACTGGGTCATGGTCAGGGCATCGCTCAGGGACTTGTGCGGCATCACGTCGGCCACCAGTACCACGGCCATGTTCCCCTTCAGCGCCTGGTCCACCAGGTCCAGCATCTGCGCGTTGCGCGGATCGTCCATGCTGCCATAGGCGCCCGAATCGAGTTCCGACACGCAACCGGAAAGGCAAAGCAGCAAGGCGGCGGAAAGGGCAAAACGCGGGCGGGGCAGTCTCATGCATCGATCCTTGATAGAGGCTGGTGCGGGTCGTCGAACGGCCCATCTTACTGGCCCATGCCAGGATCGCAATATTTCAAATGGACTAGGTCGGCAGGGGCACACCGGCAGGGCCAGGAGCTGCCACGGCCCGCCGGCCCTCGTTGGTTCTACGCCTACGCAGACCTCCAGGCGTTGGGATCGGCGTTGTCTGGCAGGCCAGGCTCGGGAAACGTGCACATCCGGAAGAGTGGTAATCCCGCGCGCATTGAGGCCACGCCAGTCTCTTCGGAGAGTATCCAGATGTACCAGGTGTAAGCACTATATTACGGAGGTTTTGTCAGTGACTGAAAAACGGTCGCAGCCTACCCTTACCGCTGCAGTTTTTAATGGGCCGAGCAAGCTAGACCTCCTGCCCGTCCGGTAGATGCGATTCAGCAATCGCTCCGCTTGATTTCTAGTCAGTGGGCAGCTAAATCCATGCTCTGACCCGATAATACCCGGTAGCGAATCGAGTCGTGGCACTATTGTCGATTCCTCCGAAATATCCCGTGCCCCATACTGCCGCTCCAGTTCCAAGCCGAATATTCAAGCTACCCACTTCAACCTGAGCCCCACTGCCTTTATGCCCTCCATCATTGAAATAACTGGGCATGACAATGTTCCATGTTGATGGACTCGATGACCTTGCAAACTCAACGACCACCCGACGCGGCGACCTCTGGAGTCCATGACTCAGGGTATACAAACTATTTGAAGAAACAGAAAACCAGTCTGACTCAAAATCCGGGACTCCTCCCAGATACACTTCAAACTGATAAGCTCCCGACGTCGTAGAAGACGTCTCCCTGAATAGATTACCCAGTATTCTTCGACCTCCCAAAACGACTTGACTAGTATAACCGGAGGCGGCTGGCGCACTATACACAGGAACACGCTCCGTCCAGCCGGAGGAGCCTGCTACGGCTTTCGCCAGCAGGATTGTTCTGTAATAACAAAAATGAGTCGTTCTGTTCGTGTACAAAAGAACTACATGTGGTGTACCTCCCTCAGAGTAAATATAGGAGAGAGAAGGGGCTACGAGAATATCGGTAGAGTCACCATTTTGTGCAGTCACATTACCCTGATCAGTCCATGTGCCGCCGTCGTCCAGACTTATAAACTGACGTAACGCTCCTCCGGCACCAGATCCTACTCTGGCTACAGCCAGAATTACGCCATCTCCCACAGGAAGGTAAGAAGTCTCATTGTATGGTGTGTTCCCGCTGTAGATCGTGCTTCCTTCGCCCCAAGTTTCTCCGCCATCAGAAGACTCTAGCCATTTCAGTTCATAATTGACTCCCGTCGCCGCGTAAAGAGGAATCACATAGCGTGCCCCTACTTGAAAACTTTTTCCATGAGCAAAATTATAATCCGCCCCACCTCTAGCCAATGTGAATTTATGTACCCATGTCACACCTGAATCATCAGATACATAGACCTTCACCTCTCCTGTTTCATAAACCGTCGAGGCCGCGACGATCCTTCCGCTAGGCATCGTCCCACCAGCTACATCTCGAAAATCCTGTCCTCCCGCCTGGGCAACTATGGTAGGCGCACTCCAAATACCACCCTCCAGTTTACTGAAAACAACACGCCCATCACTACCACCTACATGCTCTGTTGCCCGCCTATATATTAGGTACAAACTTCCATCTGACAATATATCCATTTGGCCAAAATGATCATAATATGATTCATACAGAGCCTTTCCCACTAGCCGATGCGGAATATCAAAATAAGTATTCATCCTTCACTCCTTCGGTCAAATTAGGCCAACACACTCGCCCCACTCAACAGCTCTACCCTACAAACCTTGACTACCCGGCCAACTATAAAATTCTTCAAAAATAAATATTGAAAAAAATTTCTGATGAAAAACTCATGAATGAATACAGGTGCCGGACCGACGGCAGACTTATAATCATCTCGGCATCCCACCAGCCCCGGCTCTTGCACGCATTCACACTAGCACGCTCATCCCGCCCCTCCTCCACCTCCATACCTGATAAAATCCCTCGCCCTGCTCCGCTCTCCCTGCCGAAGTCCCGATGCGCCCAGAACCGACCAACGCCCCCGCCGCCCTCTCACGCCGCTTCTCCGTTGCGCCAATGATGGATCGGTCAAACTATAAAAAATTACCTAATAAAATCATATAGATACGAAATAAACTCAATTTGCTGTAGCAAATCCGTAGCAAAGTCATCCTAGCCGCGGATCTCCTATAGGCCCTTTCACTAGCACCAGCGGCTAGCGGGGCGGATAGGTCAATACCGCCAACGCCAGTTGCAGATCACTGTAGCGCGCAAGCTCGGCGCGCTGGCGCAAGGTGTCCAGCACCGATTGCAGCATCGCACCGCGGATCGCGCCGTTGCTAGCGATGAAAGCGGCCGCATCGTCATGCGCCAGCTTGAGCTTCCGGTCGTAGCTGCTGATTTCCTTGGATACGTCTCCAGAGAGTTCTGTACCTTCTCTTGGGTCGCTGGTGCCGATGGTCGTTGTCGCCAGCAATATCGAACTGTAGAAACTGCTGGCAATAACGGGGTGGTCCTGCCTATCCCGCGTTAGGTCAATCCCGGCGTGGACAGGCAGGCATACCAGTAGTTTGACCAGCAGCAAGAGCTTGGATGACATGAAAAGCCCCGATTGAATGCCATCCTTTCGTTGCCATCTTTGGCCAGGCATAGTGATATCGCAGCTTTCCGCCCTAGCGCTTGCTGCCGCCATCACTGCATCTCACTACGCGCCAATAGTCCGGTAGCAAAGGAGCTCAGTTCCAGCCTGGGTTCAGGAGTGTCGGCTTGATATTTCCTCCAGGCGCGCTCCAGTTGCACGCCGTAGATTGCTCCTTCTGAGGCTACAAATGCTGCCGCGTCCTCGCGGGCATAGGCATAGCTGTTGTGCCCGAAATGATCGCTTGTGTGGCCGGTTGCTGAAGTGCCCATTACAGTGAGAATGACGGTGCCACGGGCAAGCTCCTCCAATCCGTCCGAGACCTCGGCGGCGACGCATATCTGACAGGAAAATACGATGTGGAAGAGCCAGATGCGGCCCCGACGTTTTTTCGTTTCCATAACTTGAACATCCTCTGTTCGTCATCGGCTATACACCGCTTGTCCATTACCAGACGGCCAAGCCGGGGGCAGGGTCTTGGGCTGACGTAGCGTTTTTCAATACCATCACTTCGGCCGGCCTGCGCGCCATCATTCATCTGCTTTTGAGAACTTGTCCCGTCGAAAAAAAAGGTCAACCCCGAGGATGCCAAGGCAAATCCCCAAGATGTCAAGACCAAAGCCTGCCAACTTGACCGAGGAGAAGCGAAGAATAAGCACCCAAGCCGCAACAAACACAGCGATTCCAAGCCACTTCCGGACCTCCCTGTTGCGCACTAGGTGACCGACCGCAACAATGACTACAGTCCAGATGGCGAACTGGATGACATCATTCATGCAGGTTCTCCAGCACTCTGGACGATCTCCGACTTGACAGAATGCTGGGGCCCGATCCCGCCGGACACCTCCCCTTCAACGCTGATAATGACGTCTCCAGCGTGGTAGGTCGGCAAGGCCTGCTGAGTAGCCCAACGAACTGCGAGGCCGCTGCCAACCCCAACAAAAGTGTTGATGCGTTTACCGGCTACACCCGCAAGCATACCGACCATGCCAGCAACGGTGACACGCTGCTGGTTCAGAGAGTCAGCCTGAGCTCGGGTCAGGGGCAGCGAGACAAAAACCCTCAGTATGCAAGGTCGGTCCTTTGCCTGCATCCGATCGAAAACCTCAACCGCAAGATCAGCAGTCGCGTGACTGGCTTTCACTGACGGACAGTACTTCATGTGAAGCAGCCGGCTGCGCTCCGCCCATGCGAGGCGAATGATCGCCAAGCTGAAGTTGATGCCGTGCTGGCTGTGAATATGCGTCCGTTCGATATCCATGGCGTTCCTTCCGTGCTTCGAGCGCGCAGTTTCGGTAGCCAACAACACCGCAACCACTAGCAAAACAGCTAGCTCTCAACATCCACGCCCAGACGGAGTTAGACTCAGCGCTCCGCCTCATAGGCAGCAACGCCCGTCCCTATGGCACGCCACTCATTCTGCGGCATGCGCGCGTCGCAGATGAATACCTCGACTTCGCCGCTTTCCTTCGGCTCCGCCGGCCGGATCGCTGCATGCCGGAGAATCGTCCGCATGTCTGGGACGTAGCTGCTCTCCGAGCCGTGGAATGACCAGATGCCAAACTTCCCTGCTCCACCCACCTGGTGGTCGAGTTTCACCGACCAGCCCTTGAATCGAATGACCAGCATCGCCCTGCTCCGTAGGAAAAGGCTGTAGTCTAATCCTAATTCTGACAGGCCCTGTTGGCAGCCAGCAGTTGGGCTTCATACCCGATCCGCTGCCGCCGCTCGGCCAGCAGCGCGCGGACCTTGGTCTGTAGGTCGTCGCTCTTCTTCAGCCCAGCCGCTGCCCAGGCCGGCACCTCGACCGCGGGCGCTCGGCACGGCACCGCCACCGGAACTTCTACGCGCACCGTGCGCAGCTCGGCTTCCTGCCGGCCGGCGCATCCCACCAGCGCGACAATCATCAGCATCAGCACCACCCTCATAGACCCAGCTCCTGATCGATGACCGCCTCGGCGGCCGCACACTGCTCACCGGCGGTTCGCTGACTCAGCAGGCGTTGGGCTCCGGCATACTGCTCCGCGGCCTGCTGCCGCCCCCGCTCCACAGCCTGCGCGGCATCCCGGGCGCGCTGCTCGCCGGCCATGCGCAGCGCGGCAACCTGCCGGACCTGCTCTGCCACTGCGGACTCCAACTCTCCCCGGGAGGCACGGCAGGCAGCCAGATCCGCGCTCGCGGCATCCAACTGCGGCCGGTAGTGTCGCGCGCCGAGCCAGACACCGCCGGCGGTGCCGAGGCCGACCAGCACCAGGCAGGCCAGCGCGACCGATAAAGCGCGGGCGGAGATCACGACAGCACCCTCTTCGCCCGCTCCCACAGCGCCAGGCGCTCCGCCTGGCCGTTGAGCCCGCCGTTGATGCGCCGAGTGATGGCGGCGAACTCGCCGCGGTCGGCCAGGTCGTTCAAGCCGTGACTGGCCCACCACCAGGCCGCCGAGATCGCCGCCCACTCCGGCTGCTCGAGCAGTTCGGGTTCCTGCTCCAGCGGCTGGCCCAGCCCGGTGCCGGCGGCGCGGTAGTTCGACCGGCCGGTGATCTGTAGCAGCCCGCGCCCGCGGTACCGCCAGCCGTCGCCCGATGCCTCGTCGCCATTGCCGTTGCGCGAGGCGTAGGCGTTGTTGGCGATGGCTCGGGGGTTGCGCGCCAGGCGCTGCGCCAGGGCGTTGGGCTGGCCGTCGGCGCCGAGGTACCGGCTCGGCCAGGTCGCAGCCAGGCCACGGGCACTGTAGTTGAGGTTCTCCACCAAGCGGGTCAACTGGCCGCTTTCGTGGCCGACCTGGGCGAGGAACGCCGCCGCGCGCACCGGCGACGTGATACCGAAGCGCGTCATCCCGCGGTTCAGCGCACCAACAAAAACGCCGGCTCGAGGGCCGGCGTTCGGGAGGATGTGCAGCAACTGCTGCTCGGTGATGGGCATTTCCTGTTGCCTCCAGGTAGCGGTTTCTTGACTTTCAACGGATAATGCGGCCTTTACCGAAAGACAAACATTATCCAATATTCATAGAAGGAATACGGAAATGGATTCTAAAAATGAAAAATACGAACACGACCCTTTCTCTAATAATCCTCCGAAAGAATACAACATGACTCCGCGCATGGCACTATTTTCGATAGCGCTTGTATTAACAACACTATCCATTGCGTACATATCTTTATAGAATCAAAAATATGAAATAAATACACATGGAATTAATTTAGAAAATGAACGGACTGGCAACTAGAATAGTTTTCTCGATTTTAATAATAACAACATTTAACTCTTTTGCAGAATCATCAGGCAGCAAAACATACTGCCCGTCAATTGGTGCTGCGCCAAGAACACCACACGCAAGTGCGGATCAATATGCAACATCTGGAAAATTCTCAATCAGCAAAGATGGAATAGCTCTGTTTGACTATGGAGAAAGCTATGGCGGCCTAGGGAAATGGGCCAACCCATATTTCAACTCCAACTACGCAAACGCACTGTATAGAGACTGGATTAATACCGGATGCACAGACAGAGATTTAAAGAAGAGATTTCTAACTGTTGCTGACTGGTACGTAGATTCTGCCGAGATACGACAAGGAATGGCAGTATGGCCATACCCATTTCACAACGACCATTTTGACTTAGACCCTGGCTGGATATCTGGAATAGGTCAAGCTCGAATTGCGGGTGTCCTCTACAGGGCATATGCAGTCAGCAAAAAAGCTGAATACAAGCTAATTGCAGATGAGGCTATGGAAACCTATCAAAGAGAGATTAAGGATGGCGGGGTTGTAACTTATGAAGACGGGGTGACATGGATAGAAGAAGCCCCTGATCATAATGGACGAAGCTACAAGATACTCAACGGCCACATTACAGGACTAACAGGAGTAATTGACATATATGAAATTACGAGAAATCCTGAATGGAAAGCCCTTATTGATAAGGCTGTAGCTGCCGTAAAGAGAGACATATCGAAGTTTGATGACGGATTTATATCTCTGTACTCAATGGACATGCCTACCGATAAGCGCAGAATGGCAGAGCGAGGTGGCTACAACTCTCTTCATGTCGAGCAAATGCTTTGGCTGTACGAACACTTCAACGATCCAATTTTCCTGAAATGGGCAATGCATTTCCAGTCATACGAGAAAAATACAGATAGATACAGCGCATCTTACTCTGTAAATGCAAAAACAAATGGCCCTGAAAGAGCAAAGGCCCTTATGGGCGGCTCCGCCTGGACGGCAAATGAGTTCCCAGCAACTTTCACTATAGAGCCAGAACACCCGGAAATCTACAAAGGTATTGCTTTTGACTCTCTTGACTTGGAGCGCCGGCCTTATGATTTCACAGTAAAGGCGAAGCTCAAAGGGAAAAATGTGTCAGTCGTAAAGATAAAGAATAATGAAAAACTATGGGATGACATACTTTTTAAGTCGCCAGTAAAGGCAGATAAAATAGAGATAGAAATAGAGAAAGGGTACAGAATTGTTGCACTTGCATCTATTATGCCAATAAAGAAAGAATTTGGTCTTTCCACGGTAGTTAACCAGTGCAACTACAGGCCTGTTCCTATCTCTGGTAGCAGAGAGGTTACCTACACATTCTATGATGCATTGGACAACAATGACAGCACTTCAATGCCTGTACACTGCGACGGATGGATGATCATCCCTTCAAGCGGCATGAAAGAAATAGCAATTAAGGCTGCGGGCTACACTGGATCAAAATTCAAGATAAGCCAAAGTGACGACTTAAAATCATGGAGAGATACCACTGTTAAAAGCAGCCCAACTGAGCATACCGCCAAATTAAATTCAAAGTTCACAAAAATAGAATTCGACAGGCTAACAAAAGAAATAAAAGAAATTACATTTCGATAATTAATAGGTCGCCTCAAGCAAGAGGCGACCATATTTAAATTACCATGCGATTTTTTGGCGATAGCTAGCGGGCTGTAGAGCAGTAAAATCAAGGCTTTCAGACGTTCCGATTCGCACGAATTCGCATCGATTGGTACAAAAACTGGTACAGGATCAGCGGTCCGCCTCGTAGGCCGAAACCCAAATCCAGACGCCCCTCGCTTCACCTTAGGCGTAGGCTGCTGCTAAGGGATGGGCATGGCGATTCACTATCCAATGACTAGCATGAATGAAGCGCGCACCATGACGCACCACGTTTTAAGGAATGGAGAAAGGCAATACGCATGAATAGGACCAAGCTTCCGTTTTCAACCGCCCCATACATCCTTTTCCTTCTTCTATTCCCAGGAACGATTCTTTATTACGTAGCGACTACAAATGGACTGATCCCGGCGCTTATTACAGGATACTTTGGAAAAACATCCGCAGCCGCGCTCTCAATACTTGCTCCGCTATATCTGTGGACCACACTCAGAACAGGACGAATAGCTGTAATTGATCTGACGTACTTTGGATTCCTTCTATTCTTCCTGTGCGTCGTAGTTCTCAACAGCGAAGAAGATAGCTATATCTTCACATGGCACATGGTTTCAATCGCACAATGCGCAGCCGTTTTCCTTATATGCAAGGGTGTTTTCAGAGTTGACCGACTACCGGGGCTAGCTCTTAAAACTGCGTGGATTGCTTCATCAGCATGCATTCTTATATTTACTGTAGACGGAAGATTCTCGCTTAGAGAACTCCCCAGCGACGTAGATAAGATACCGGGATATCAAACCTTCGCTCTCTGTTACTTGCTGCTTTCGGTTGCTCTTGTTACAGGAGTGCGATCACTGCCTACCAGATGCATTGCGCATGCTGTAGCGATAGCCTGCCTTTACATAAATGGTGCGAGAAGCGAATTCATTGCATACGCTCTATTTGCGGCAACCTACGAGTTTCTGTCGTCAAAAAACAAGGGACTCCCCATACTTGCCCTTATCATAGTTGCAGCAGGATCAGTGGCAACAATTAGCTCTGGAATAGTGGAGATTCCAGATAGCCGAGTAGCAAATCTGCTTGATCTTCAGCATGACAATTCGAGCAATGAGCGGAGTCGTATAGCATATGAAGGACTAAACAAGATAATGGAAAGTCCAATACTAGGGAACTATGGAAAATATGAAAAAGGCGAGTACATACACAACATCCTTTCAGCATGGAATGACCTAGGACTATTCGGATTCTTGTTTATACTCATAATCTCAATAGGCCCTGCCGCAAAACTAGGAATAAATATAGCACTCGGGCGCGCGCAGACTAATAGAGAAATATCTGCATTCTCAATTCTGGCAGTTACAATAGTGCTTCTGCTTGTCGGAAAATACTTTACATATCTTTTACTGCCAGCCGCACTTGGTCTTTACTCATCATCCAATCTTAAAATCGAGGATAATTAAATGCTTCGCACAATTGCCGGCCAAACAATAAAAGTGATATCAATAGCAGCATTCATCCTTGTGCTTTTTATAGCGACATACTATCAGGACATTTAAAATAGGCCTGGGCCAGAAAAGCGCCCAGACCTAAATATCAAATATCATCTAGGCTAGCAGACCAGTGAAGACGAGCGGAGCCTCCAGCCGCGAACGATCCGCTGGGCGCCATGATTGCAGGCCTGATGCTGTTCGGCTGCACATTGTACGCAATCGCCACAGGGGTGATTGACCCGATTGCGCTCTGATCACCGCCCGACTGACTGGAAACCTGCACGCTAACGTTGGGTATCTTGGAGTATGGGTAGCGAATGGTCTGAGCTGGGGCTGCAACCGTAGCGGAAGCCGTAGTAGTCACGTTCACCGCGCCGGACTGGTGCATCTGCCTGGTCGGTATGGCGGCATTCTTCGAGGTTGGATACAGAAGGTACGTACCACTAGGCCCATATACGCCGTCAATGATCAGATAGTTACTGTTCAGAGTTGCTGCAACTTGGTCGTCTGCGAAAAGGAAACACTGCATCGCAACAGGCGCCATGTGGACATGCATGCCGTCGATGTTAACACTACACGGGAGCGGACTATTGCGTCCGCGCAAGAACAGCACCTTTGTCGATCCTGTGGCATTCGGCAGTTCGAATGTATTGTTTCTCGCGATGATCAGCAGCGCTTCGCGCTGGCTCGTCCCTGGTGAAATATGGATGATGCCGAAAGACGCACCGTTTCCGTAACTGATAAAACGATTGTTCTCGATTGTATACGTCCCGCCATACACTTCGGTCCCGTATAGAGCTTCGCCCGAAACGCTCGAAACGCCATAGATAGTGCTGTTACGGACGGTGGCGTCTCGTCCTTGAAGAATCACCCCGTTCCGAAACTCGCAGTTGTCGTATGTGATTTTGTCGGCGTTGCCATGCATATCTCCCGCACCAATATCCGAATCGATATCGATGCCCTCTATATGCATACCGTAAATCAGTCCGTTACGGTTGGGCACGCAGCACACAGCGTCCATTCCGCCGAGCGCGACAGCATGCCTGGTTGCCGCTGCATAACCACCGTACACCGAGAAATTATGGCAGTTCGAGATAGTAATCCCATATTCGTCATTGACTGCCGGCGATCTGTTCGGGCTTGAAACCGCATTGATCGAAACGTCAAAGCATCGTTCTACTTCTAGCCCTGTGTAACGCGTGACATCGCTAGCGTAGTAGTTGGAAACCTTAACTCCATCACCGAAAACCACCCTGAACGGCGCAATAGCATATGTGTCCGATGGCGAAAAATGCATCTGATCGACAGACACGCGCACGCCGCGCATGCGGTATACGTCTACCTCGGAGAACAGGTACACCGACGAGCTGTTTCCGTAGATCGTGACAGTGCTACCGCTTACCGAATGGACTTTCCACATCTCGCCAGCGCGATACGGATCGCGATCAGCCAGCCAAGATCCGTTGGCGGGGTTGTACACGATGACCACGTCGCCAGGGGCTAGGTCTGGCGCAGCGGCAAATGTCAGCGTGCGAGCGCCTTTAACCACGCTCACGGACAGATCGCCGATTTGCACAAGCTCACCCTGCGTCAGCATGCAGCTACCTGGGCCATCTGCGAGGCTGAAATCTACGCGGGTAGCATAGCCATCGCCGGTATACCGAATATCCCGCTCAGCGAGAGTTCCGCGATTCATGACGTAGTGCCCGCCCGGCGCATGCACATGCGGCGCCCCGGAGTTGATCGCCGCTTGATACGCCGCCCAGTCGATACTGTCGGTCAGCGCAGTGGCGTGCGGATAGACCGCCTGCGCCTCGGCGAGCGTAGCGAACCGCTCTGACAACGGGTGATAAGCCCCGTCTGCGATAGCGCCGTAGTCCTTGACGTTCGCAGTATCGTTCAGGCGGTCGGCTACGGTGCGCTCGCGATAGCCGATCATCCCGGCGCCAGCGCTGGTGGCCAGGGTGGCTTGCAGCGTCCGGTCAACCTGGGCCACCAGCAGGGGTTCGTCGGCTGCCCAGTTGCCGGAAAGGGTCACGGGGAACGATGCAGGACGCTTGACGCTGTAGATGTTGTCCCCGCGCTGGATCAGTTGGGTCGGACGATCTACGGTCAGCGGCGAGCCGTCGACATATTCAAGGAAGCCTGGCTCGAATCCTTGAGCATCCAGCCAGTCATTGAACTGCTCTTCATACCCCTTCATCGTTGGGCGAAGAACGCCGAAACGATCATTCCACGTGGTATTCACCCGGTCGTTCATCGCCGCGTCGAAGTTCTCGGCGTTGTCGTACAAGTCGCGCGGGTCTTTGGAGCCAAGCGGATTGCCGGTGGCGTAGGTCGTCATGCAAATTCTCCGGGCGTGAAAAAGCCCGCTCTATTGGCGGGCTCTGGATTTGTGTGTGCGGTCAGTTGGGGGCGCTGGCGTTGTCGAAGGTGTAGACCCTGGGGTCGTAGTTCACCGCACGAACAGATGCCGCGGTATTGCCGTTTGGATCGATGGAACTGATCAGGGCCGGGTATGGATTTCCCAGCAGCAGGTGCGGCGGCTCGATCTCCCAGGAAACATCAGGGACGAAGTCGATGCTGGGAATGCTCAGCCGGTAGTCGTCGATCCGAGATGCCGGGTATCCGCCGGAAACCGTTCCGTCTGGGCGCCGCAGGTACAGCGCTGGAGAGTTCAGCAGCGACCAGTCAAGCGGCTCGCTGGACTCGATCAGGACCGAGTTTCCCGAGATCACGAACGATTTCAGATATGCGCTCTGCGCCAGGCCAGGGCCGGGGACATCGCCGGCGAGGGCCACGTAATCCCAGAACTCGCTGTTCAGCGCGTCGAGGCCAGTTTCGAACGAATACTCGGTTCGCCGGTATCGCTGAGCCATCCGGCGGCGCATCCCGTAGCGCCAAGCGCGATCGCGGTTTGTGACACCAACAGCCGTGATCTTCTCGACCTTCCTGCCAACATCGCCGGGCAGGCGGCACTGGACGGTATCTTCGATCCAGCCGTTGGCATTGACGAACTCAACATCGACTCCGTCATAGTCGTCCTCCGACGGAGCGCTGATGCTGATCCTCAGCGGACCATCCATGTTCTGCGGCGAGTACATGTGCCCGAATGTGGTCCTTGGTTCGTCTCGGGCTGCGGAGATCACGCCGCGCTTGATCGTCTTCTCCGCATACCCGGCGGCAAGCACATCGTCCATGACCTGCGCGACCGTGACCTTACCGTCCTCGTAGATCATGTCGAACGTGTCGCCACGGACCTTCCAGATGGCGTCCAGCCGATCAAGTTCTTCAAGGTCGAGGTCGGCGTCTGTGTAGCCGCGCTCTTTGGCGATGTAGCAGAGGAACGGGACGATGTCTCGCGTTGCGATCTCGGGTGTCCATGCACCGTTCTGCCGAGTCGGTAGCATGCGAGTAGCTTCCACCGAAACGCGGCTTTCGGTCTGCGCTGCGATACGGTCAGACGACCGATACCTGACGGCCATTGTCGTGACGCCGGCGTAGGACGATGGAGCCTGGAGGCGCGCGCGCATCCCGTACCACTGGGTGCGGTCTCGGTACTCGGATGTTGAGTTGCCGCCCTGGTTGACGAACACTTTTCTGATGCGAAACTCGGGCCTCATCATGTACGGCAGCGGGATGCCGTCCGTAAAACCCTGCTGGTCGAGAGAACTGCCAGCATGGTTCTTGCTGACCGTCGTCCATGCGCCGCCGATGGCCATGTCTCGCCACTGGATGTCGTAATAGGTGCGGATCTGGTAGATCTGCCCTTCCCTGCCTACGCCGCACAGGCCTTCCGGACAAAACACGTCGATCTCGACGAAGTTGGTCTTCTCCGACACAGGGCACGCCGGGAAAGGACCGCGCCAGCCCCCTTCTAGGCTGGTCGGATCGATGGTGACTCGGGACGTAGACGAGTTGAGAGCGGTGAATCCTGGCCAGTCAACATCGACGCCACCCGCACTGGTCAGCCGCTCGACTGTGAGTTGCTGCGCGCTGTACGCCGTGATCCGATAGCGCAGTCCGCGCGGGCCGATTGCGGCGCTGCCGGACCCGGTCTGGAGCGCATTCGCCGGAGAACCGTTGCTGTAGTTGAGCGTCATCGACGTGGAGGTAATGTCGTTCACCAGGTAGAGGCCGCCGTTGGTGCCAACAACCTCGATCTCGTCTCCGATATCCAGGCCCAGTTGCGCGATGTCACCGGTCACGACATCGCGGTCAGAACCGCCGCCATCGTTCACCGAATAGGGGTACATCGCCTCAACCCGCAGGATCGTCCCCGCAACCCAGTCAGAGGGGAACGACCCGGCTCCGGCAGAAATGATGATGTTCGTTCCGGAGAACGTGAACGTAGTTGCCGACGGGTTCGGGGTGAGATTGGAGCTCTCGGTCAGGTCCAGGCCGGCATTACCAGTTGAGCTCGCACCAACTTCCTCAACCAGGTGCCACCAGACCGATGCCGGGTGCCCGCTGACGTTCTGCCCTGGTTCGAAAATCTGGAAAGAGGCATCAGCGCCCAGTGCCAGGAACGACGTGTCACCGATTTTCGCTGCCCCTTCGGCGATCTGGAACCGACCACGGCCAATACACAGGAGCATTTCGGTCCACTGCTCACGCGGACCGGCGAAATACTTCCGGGGCGGCAGGATGTAGTCTGGATAAATCAGACGACGACCAGCGACTTCGCGGATCGCATCGCCGAGTTTTACCTTGTTCCCGCGCGCGCTGGTTTCAGAGAGCGACGCGCCCTGCCCGGGGTTCGTCGGCATGCCGGGCAATTGAGGCATGAGCATCCGAAAAACGGATTGCGCACCTTTGAACAGCGCTGCCGTGATCGTGAACGGATCGGTCCCGCGCGGCAGCTTGTAGATCCGAACGATGTCGCCGCGGTCGATGATGCGCTCGGCCCACTCGCCGGGGTGGACGAACTCCTCATGCGCCTTTTTCTGCTTGTCGGTCAGGTCACCGCAGAGCGCAACCTCGGCGGGGACAACACCGATGGAGAACGGGTGGACATCGTGGCAGCGGTACCCAGGAGAATTCGCGGTCAGCCAGGCATGAATCGTCATCCTGCGGCCAATCGGATGCCGCTCCAGCGGTTCTCCGTCAAGAAGTGATGGGTAGATTTCGATCACGGTAGAAGACCACCATTGAATATTTGTCGGAGAACTTCTGGAGCGGGGTGAGCGACACCCCGCTACCCGGGTTGATTTCGAGAATCCGCAGGCGACCATCCACCTCGACCAGCAGACCTACGTGATCGAGCAGACGCCCTCTATAGGCCGCGGCGATGACCCCAGGTCCTGGCTCGCATTGCTCGAGCGCGCGCTGGATCTCCATATCGCACGCCCGCTGCATCGAAACCGGGGTGAGTCGCGTGACACCACCGAAGTCGGTCAGCATCGGCAGTCCGAACAGCTCAACCCGCGCTATGAGCGTCAGGCCCCAGCAGTCCAGGCACGGCAGGGCCCGCCCGCCCTCGGTATAGATGGCGGTGAGGTATCTGTTCGGCATGGGATCAAGGCCAGTATTTGAGTCCGGGGAACTCGCTGACGTTGTAGATGTGGCGCAGCGCGGCGGTGTTGATGAGGTCGTAGTAACCGGCCTCGACCTGAACAGTGAGACCCTCGAAACCCGGCGTCTTGACCCTCATGCGGTATGGCCGCTCAGCGGGCGCTGTGAGATCGCTCTCTAGGTACATCCGCAGGATCAGGGTCACATACTCGCCAGCCTCCAGGGCTTCGTTGATACGCTGCTGGGCGAATCCGGTCACGTTGTCGATTGCGAATCCGACGTTCTGGTTTCCGCTGTTGTCTCGCTTCGGAATCGATACGTCGATAGCGCCAGCGATGAACGTAAGTAGCCGCCCGTCTTCGGTCATGCAGGTGATGTCGTCATAGCCCTGGCAGATGAGGATAGGCTCCGGCCACGCCGGGCATGACAACTCGACCGTGGCGAGCTTCAGGTCTTCACCGCCGGAGGCATAGAAGCGCTCAAGAGCCGTCGCCATGTCGAGGCCACTCCCTGTTCATCGCGATGTCGAAGATATCCGCGAGGAGGATGTACTCGGGCAGAATCTCGGCCCACCCAGGATCGATGATCGAGCGCTCTCGCATCACGACGGTTGCGTTGAAACGCCAGTGGTCGCGCCCGACGAGATAGCCACCGTCGTAGATCCCCTCGAAGTGCAGGTTGCACGGAACGATTCCCTCTTCCGTACGCAAATCGCACTCGAACCACTTGACGCCGTCTTTCAGGACGTCTCGGTACCACCCTTTGAACAGCCGAGCCTGCTCAGCAGTGAACAGCCAGGAAACCTCCAGTGCGACCGGCACATTGCTGAAGTTCCGCCTGTAGCGTGCCCGACCGCTCTGGAGGGACGTCCTGGCCATAGGCTCTACCGTCTTGAAGCCGTAACCCTCCCTGAGCGGGAAGGGAAGGCCATCAGGCCATTTGATCATCGCCCTGCCCTCTTGAATCCATATGCGCCTTCGATTGCTTTCGGGTAAAGCCCCTGGCCGGACGAAACCTTGTTGGCAAAGTCCTGTTCGACCGCATCGAGAGTTACCCGCAGGTTGTTCCCGTCCATGGTGGCGGTGGCGGAAACCGGAGGACCGTTGTTGATGATCTGCAGGCTGATCTGCGGCGAGCCCTGTGCGGTGGCGTCGCCGTTGCTGATCACCTCGCCTCGCGTGTTCGGCAGCATGTACTGCCGGCCATTCGCAGCCTGGAATACCTCTGGCGCGCCGTTCTCGTTGATCCGGTACATGCCACCAGCCCCTACGGGGCCTCCGTACTGTCGGCCACCAGCGAACATGCCAAGCATCGCCGGGATAGCGGCCGCCATTGCGGTAAGGCCAGCCGTTGCCGCCCCACCGAATGACGCAACCGAGGCGGCAGCGGCGGCTGGCGCGTAGGCAGAAGCCATAGCGGCGCCGGTCGCCGCGGCTGTCGTCGCCGCAGCCGCCTGCTGGGCCTGCCCCATGATGAAGTTCTTCGCCTGTTCGATGCCGACCTTGACGAGGGCGCCAACGACCTGGTTCAGCATGGCGCCGGCCAGTTGCCGCATGGCATCGGCACCGTTGTTCGCCCCGGTTATCAGCCCAGTCAGAGCGTTCGTGCCGGCCTGCTGCACCTGATCCAGCGTTGCCATGATCATCTCGTTGCCGGCAGCCTGGCGGCGGAATCGTTCCTCCTCCAGTTGCTTCATCGTGGCATCGTGCTGTTGCTCGGCCTGCGTCTTGAGTTCCAGGTAGCGCTGGTCCTCGAGCAACTTGGCCTCGTTCAGCTTTTTCAGATTCTCCAGTTCGGTCTGGTAGCGCTGGTCTTCGCCGGCGATCGGGTCCATCTGCCCCAGCAACTGCTTGTTGGCTTCGACCTGTTGCGCTTCGTACAGAGCTGCGGCGAGCGCGCGGACCTGGGCGACCTGCTCCGGCGTGGCGTACTCGTTGAGTTGCAGCTCTGCCTGGGTCTGCATCAGGTCCTTGCCCTTCAGGCCGACAAGAGCGAGTTGCTGGCCGAGGCCAGCAATGGTGTCGATGTTTTCCTTCTGCGCCTGGGCGAGTTCCTGAGCGGCTTTCTTGGCTTCCTTCTGCGCCTCGGTGAGCTTCTTCGTGCCTGCCGTGGCAGCGGCCTCGGCGTTGACGGTACCGGTCTTCCCGCCCGATTTACCCTGGGGAGACGGTGACTCTACGTTCGGCACAACTACCGGGGGCGTCTTCTCCTGGTCCTTGTAGAACTGATCGATCAGCGCTTGCGTTGCGGCGATGTTGGCCTTGATTTCGTCCTCGCTGAATAGCGCAATTGCCTGCCCTTTCCCGCCGATGCGCAGGCGCTTAAGCGGGTTGGCCAGCATCTCCTGGTAGGTGTTGAGCTGGTCCTCCAGGCGGACAATGTCATCAGACGCTGCCCCGTGCAGTGCTGCGGCAATCCCCTCAGCCGCCCATTTGACGATCCGAACGGTTTCTTTCGCGCCGGCGATGATCTGGTTGAGGGCGCTTACCACCCCTGCGGCCAGGTCCTGGGCGGCACGAATGGTCTCGGGGTCCTGCAATGCATCCGCGAGTTCGGCGATGTTGCTGGTCAGAATCTGGCTGGCGCCGCTCGACTCGTTCACCTTGCCGATGAACACCGTCATGCTGTTGCGAAGCTTGGTAAACGAGTCTGCGACCGATGTTTCCATCTCATCGGCCAGTGCCTTGTTCTCGTCCCGGGTTCGGCGCAGCCCTTCGTTCAGTGCCTCGACAGACAGCTTCCCGCTGGCGCCCAACTGCCGGATTTCAGCCTGGGTCCGGCCGGTAGCCTCGGCGATGCCTTCGACGATCGACGGAGTCGCGGCCATTATCGAGGCCCAGCCATCAGCCTCGACCTTGTTCTTCATCAACGCCTTGGACCACGCATCCATGGCGGTGGTGGCCTGGTCGGCGCGCGCGGCGTCGCGAACCAGCGCGTAGGAGAACGAGTCGGTGATGTCCAGAACGTCGGACGTGGTGTAGCCGAGATCCCGGAGCGTGTCAGCCGTAGCCAGGTAGACCTCTTGAGCCTCGCTCAGCGCCCGGAAGGTGCCGTTGGCGGTCTGCAACAGCCGCTCCTGCACCATGGCGTACTCTTCGGCGCTGCTGGTAGCGTTCCGAATGCGCGAGGCCATCTGGCCGTACTGGTCGGATAGTTCGATGACCGACTGGAGTGTCCGGAGCGAAAGGTAAGCAGCAACGACCCGGGTCAGCCCGCTGTATGCCGAGGTCTGGGCGCCGATCTGCTGGTTGGCCTGCCGCACAGCCCCCGCCACTCTGGTCATGCGGGTCTGCAACTTCCCAGCAGTCGCATCGGTCCGCTGCATGGAACCCTGCATGCTGTCCAGCGAGCGATCGGCGGCGTTCGCACCGTTGACGAGGCTGGAGGTATCCGCCTCGACGGTGTAGTAGATGCTGCCGACATTCTCAGCCATCAGGGTGCTCCTTTCGCCCGCGCTTTGCGCTTGGCCTCGATCTTGTCGAACCACTCCATCGTCGCGTCATGCTCTGCCGCGGTCGGGGCTCTGGCGCCCGGAGCGTTCGATTCGGTTGGGGGGTATTTCGCGCGCAGGGCGCCAATCAGGCCGGTCATGGTCATGGACCAGGCTTCGCGCTCGCTCAGCCCCAGGTGCGCTATCGCCGTCGCAACGTACTCCCGTGCAACGAACTCCCCCGAGTAGTTCGGCTCTTCGTCGTGGCGCCGGGGAAGCGGCGGAAGCGCCCCAGTGACGCCGTGCTTCAGCAGGCAGCGCGCGAGGGGTACAAGGTGCTCGACGTTCGCAGTTCCTGGCCGGTAGATCAGGTCCTGATCGTAGTAGCCAAACACGTCGGACAGGTCCTGCTCACTACAGGCCATCACCACGGCCAGGGCGTCCGCGAACTGGTCCGCCTGATGCTTCTCGGTGATCGGGTCGCTCATGACGCGCGCGAAGACGTCGACAATCTCGGCCGGCGTACCGAGCTGGGTCATGGCGTACAGGGACGGCCGCAGGAGAAAGAACTCCCCCGAGGCCGTGTGTACGCCTATCTCACCGATCTCGGTGAGGATCACGGCGCAGTAACGGTTACCGGAACGGTGACGCTCACCGACGGACGCGCCGCGCTGGTGATTTTCACCGTGGTGGTACCGACATCAACACCGGTCACCAGGCCGGTCGAGCTCACGGTGGCAATGGCCGGCGCCGCGCTTTCGTAGACCAGGCCAGGAGCCGCACCGGTCGGGGATACAGCGGCGGTCAGTTGCTGGGTGGCGCCTTCGGCGATCGAGACGGAGGTCGGCGAGACAGTGATGCCCTGCACCAGCGGGATGACCGTGACAGTTGCGGTATCGGTGACGCCCGGGGCGACGCTGGAAGCAGCGGTGATCGTGGCGGTACCGGCCGACAGCGCGCTCACCTCGCCGGTAACCGCGTTCACCGCAGCCACGGTCGGCGCACTGGAGGTCCAGCGCAGGCCTTGCGGAGCGCCAACAGGCAACACGACGCCCTCGAAGTTGAAGCCCTCGCCAACGGTCAGCGAGAGAGTCTCCGGCACGACCTGAATGCTGGTCGGGTCCGGCGCATCCGCGTCAGGGGTGTCCTCGACGATCAGGCCGAAGTCCGAAGCGGTCGCCGAAGCCTCGAAGCTGTAGGTGGTGACATCGTCGTACGGCGCTGAGCGACTGAGGTTGCTGATGAGCATGAATGCGGTGAAGGTCAGGTCCGGGAAGGTCATGCGCATCCAGACAACAGGCTGTCCGCCGGTCGCGTCCGGCTTCACGACATGCTTCGTCAGGTCGATCAGGTTCTGCGCGCCAGCACCCGAGGACTTCACGGTACCGTCACCGGAAATGGTCAGCGTCTGGAAGCTGGCTAGGTTCTCCCGCAGTGCGCCAACCGAGTCGGAATCAGTCGCGTCGATGGTGTCCCACTCGACGGTGAATTCCTTCGTGCGGAGCGACCCGAAACGGAGCCAGTCAGTCTCCGCCGGCAGCGCATCGCCGCACCCGATGTAATACTCGAGCACGACGTCGCGGCCCGGAAATTTGAGCTTCTTGCAAGCCATGTCTGGCCTCCTGATTAATAGAGAACTTCAAGGTCCAGGCTGTACCAGGCCCGGTTTTCGGTGGTGTATCCGGGCCCTATCGGCTCGCCGATTGCCCGAACAGATGCGGCGCCACAGGGGACGCTGTCACCAAGCGCTGCCTGCGCCAGGGTCTCGATTGAGTTGCCGACGTCGACAACGTGTTTCCGGACGCCCTTCGGGCCGAGGAGGATCACCTTGAACCGCAGGCGACGAATGTCGACCTGAGCCGGGGGGCCGCCGGTTTGCTGGATCGCTGCGATGAATGCCGAGTCGAGCGAGGGGTGGTCGACCCACATCCCGCGGCTGTACTGGTAGCCCTCGCCTAGGATCGAAGCCAGCCAATCCTGGAAGGCGTCGTAGGGGGTCATACGCGGTAGGTCCTGCGGAGGATGGCCGGGATTGCTGGAATGATCTGGTCAAAGCCCTTCGTGAGAAATTCAGGCTCCGCGTTCGGGTCCCAGTAGTCCCCCCGGCCAGGGTCGTTCTCGTCCCGCGGCTGGCCGGCGAGAGTGCCTGGCGCTTCGTGGACTGCTGCCGCGTAGGCAGCGGTGTAACCGACGCTGCCCTCGACCCCGTTTGGGCCAACAGTGATCTGGGGGGCCGTTTGGCTGTTGACCAGAGTCGATGTGTCGATCGGTGTCATGGTCTGCGCCATTGTCGCTCCCTGGCTCAGCACCTCATAAACAGCGCGCTCGGAAACACCGCCGGCAATGTTCTCGACAGCCACACGAAGATTCCGCCGGACGCGGTCGATGCCTTGGATTGCCATGTCAGGTCACCAGTAAAAAGTCCGGCTGCTCGCCGAAGAAGGACATGTCCCAGTTCGTCACCGAGCGAATCTCTTCCCAGCCGTTGGAGCCGTCGAACTGGATCAGGTCCAGGTACTTCGGACGGCGGTCCTCGGTGTAGATCTGGTGGCGCGACACGAACTCGGCGCCGTTGTTGTCGCGAACCTGCTCACCTTTCGCGACCCAAGTGCAGGCAATCTCGAACTCTGGCCCGTAAACAGTTTCCTGGGTGGAGAGGTCTATATGCAGGAACGGCCGGATGGTAGCTGTGTTGGCGTAGCTCCAATTCGCTGTATTACTCATGGGTCACCACACATGCAGCCACCGCGCGCGATCCAAAGACCGCCGTGTGCGGTCTGGGTTGGGTTCGGGGGAATCAGCCCCGTCGCACATCCGTACTTGTCCAGGGCGTTCAGCAGAGCCAACTGCGCCTTCCAGCGATCAGCAAAGGCCTGGTACCGAAATGATCGAGAAGCACCGGATGGGGCCGTCTGGCTGCTGATGTACTTGTCGGCCTGGGCCAGGGCGAATAGCGCCAGCAGGTAGGCCTGAATCAGCAGCGCGGTCGATGCCGGGTAATGGGCATCCAGGCAGTCCTGGATCTGCTGCAATTGCTCGATCCACGCCGCAAGGATGAAATCGGGCACATTGTCGATGCCCTGGCTCTGCAGGTACTGCCGGGCCTGTTCAACTGTGATCATGTCCGATTCCTGGAAGAAGAAGGCCCCATTTCTGGGGCCAGAAACGACGAAGCCGCCCGCAGGCGGCCTCTCGTCACGCACCGGTCACTCGGTTTTCGGCGGTCGCCCTCGGCGTTTCTGCTCGACATCCGAACTTGCAGCCGGCGTAGCTGCTTCGAGGACAGAATCACCGCCGAGGGGGCGCACGTTGGGTTTCAGCGACGGGTGAAGGTGCTCCAGTTCCACCACGTCGCCCACGCTTACGCCATGCCAGGCGCGGGTCACTTCGTAGCGCACGTCGCCCCCCTTACGCCAGGTTGGCGCCGTAGATCACGCCGGACAGACCTTCGTCGTCCTTCTTCACCTGGATGCCCATGGCGCTCATGATCTGGAAGTTGTAGTTGACCTGCGGCAGCGGGCGCGGCAGCGGGATAACACCGGTAGCCATGCCGACTAGCGGGGACACCACGTCACGACGTCGCTGATAACCCAGGAACTCGTTGCCCGACAGGGCGAAGGTCTGGCGAACCTCGCGCGCCGGGATGAAGCGCATGACCGCATCGAGCACGGTGCCGGCCACTACCGCATTCGCACCGCCGCCCATGGTGATCATGTACGGCTGAGCGAGGTTGGCGTTGATTTCCGGGGAAACCCAGAGCACGTCGTAGGCGTCGACCTTGTTCGTGCGCGCGGCTTGGCCGAATGCGCCTTTGGTGAAGAAGTCGATGATCTGCTGCGGCGTGGCAGTGGTCAGGTCGATGTTCGCGCCGCCGGCGCCGGAGCCCAGGTTGACCTTGATGGTGTTGCGGTGATTGCGCAGACCCTGAGCTGGGTAGTTCTCGACCTGGATGTTGGTGGCACCGTCCAGGGTGTAGGCAACGATCCGCTTGTTGAACTTGCGGAGTTTCGCAGCCTGCGAGTCCAGAACCAGGTCGATGCCGACGGTGCTCATGCCAGCGGCGTGGCGCCAGTTGACACCGTAGCCGGCGGTGAATACCGGGATCGGGTCGCCGTCGGAGTTGTACTCGGTGTGATCGAAGGAGTACGGGGCCTGGCCGTCGATGCTCACCAACACGTCATCGGCGATGTCGCCGACCACGTTGTAGAGTTTGGCACTCTTGCCGATCGGCAGAACGGTCTGCACCTGCAGGAGGTCGTTGACGATCTCCATGCCGGTCTCCTGGTTGCGGTACTGGATGATCTGGGCGTCGATCTCTGCCCAGAACTCACGCCCCAGGCCGGCCAGCGCATTGCAGGCCAGCATTCCCGGGGTCATGGCGCCGCGGTGCTCGGCGAGCATAGCGGCGTTCTGGTTGTTCCAGATGTTGCGGTTGGCCTGCAACTCCTGGAAGTGGCCCATCAGGCGAGGATGAGCGGCGATTGCTTGCTGGGTGAGGAACATGTGTCCGTACTCCTATTAGGGCGCCGGGGCGGCGACACTGCCGACACGGAAGCGGATGCGGATGAAGTCGGTTTCGCCGGAGGCGATGACTGCATCGTCCTGGCTGTAACCGAGGACCGTGTCGGTATCGCTCGACGCGATGGCACCCTGGCCACTGGTTCCGAGCTTGATCGGCGTGTCCTTCTTGTAGGTGCCGGCCGGGCACAGCACGGCGAGCTCGCGACCCTCTTCGACGTAGTTGCCCACGGCCGAATGGCCGGCGGGAACCGCATCGCGGATGTTGAGTCCTTCGTGGTGAGCGCAGTCGATGACGTAGAGGCGGCCAACGCTGGCGCTTGCCTGGGCGAACAGGTCGCTGCCATTGATCACGGCGAACGTGCCGGGCAGGAGTGCCGCGGCGGTCTTGCGGGTTTCGGTCTTGAACAGCGACTTGCCGTCGATGTTCACGCGACGATAGCGAGACATGGCTTACTCCTTCGGCAGGTTGTTGATATCGGCGGTGAGACCGCCTTTGTCGGTGGCGGCATTGGCGCCCAGCGGGGCGGACTCGCCGCACTGCTTGAACATTTCCTTGAGCGCGTCGCCGGCCAGGCTGTTGGCGATGACCTCGCCAAACTTGGCCTTGACCGCTTCGCGCATGCTGTCTTCCTCGGCGCGCTGGTTGGCGGTCAGCGTATCCGCCAGCGCCTTGTGATTGGCGACCAGGCCGTCGACCTTGTCGGCCAGGGGCTTGATGATGGTGTCCGCCAGTTCCTTGATGGCGCTGGAGGTGTTGGTGCCGATTTCCTTCACAATTTCGGCCTTTTCTTCGGGGGTCAGGGGCATGTCGCCCTCCTTCTCAGGTTGATCAGGCCGAGCCTGACGATGGGTGAAAATGTTCTTGATGCTGTTGGCCACCATGGCGACCCAGGACTCTTGCCGGACAACGGGCTGGCCGGACTCGTCGAAGACGATCTTCCCTGCCTCGACCTTGTAGCCGTATACCTCGGTCACACCGCCGTTGAGGCTGATCACGGCCTGGGAATCGGTGAAATCGGCAACCCATGCGTACTGGTCGGGGCCGGAGGCGAATCGCTCCTTTGCGGCTCGGTCTAGGCGCTGCTCACGCTCCCGGTAGGACTCGCCAACCAAGGCGCCGGAGTTCGGCTGAAGCGGCACAGCCTGGTCCGCGTTCACCATGAGGCCGACGCCCTGCTCAGGAGTGGCCGCCCCTACTTCGTGCAGCAGGATCGCGTCGTGGTCCATGCTCTGGATGTCGGCGACCCACTCCGCGCCTTGGGCGCGCTGGCTTTCGTTCGGCTCGATGCGGTTGAGGAATGCTGCAACGCTGGTATGGATCGGGGGAACGTCCTCTCCCTTCTCCAGCGCCTCGACGCGCTGCAACAATTCACGACCGCCTTCCGTGGACTTGGCGAACTCGACGTCGACCCACTTCTCCATGTAAACCCGGTTGCCGGACTTCTTCACGTTGCGGTTCCAGGCGCCGACGTGGGCGGCGTTGATCCCCTCAGGCGAGAACGCAGACACGAACTTCCCGTCGACCATCGGGTGCCCGAGCGGCGCCAGCGTTCCCTCCAGGCCTGGGTAGTGCTTGTCGATCTGCTCGGCGGTGTAGAGACCACCATTCATGATCACTCCGGCCGGCAGGGTGTAGCTCGGCAGCACCAGGTGTTCGCGCCCGTTGTAGGTCTCACGTCGAATACTGGCGCTGTTGACCTGGGTGGTGATGTTGACCTGCATGGGCATGGCTCAATCCTCTTTCGCCCAGGGCCCGCGCCCTTTGGCTTTCATGACTTGGTAGTTGCGGCGCGCGCGCTCGACGATGGCCGGGACAACCGGGTTCCCTTCGTCGTCGACCAGCACCTCGACCTGGCTGCACTTGCAATTTATTGAGTTTCCGTCTCGGCTGTACCAGTCCCTCACCTCATCCGAGGTGTAGAGCCTGGCGTGCCTGGCCGCGTGAGCCGCCCTGGTGCTGGGGGACAGGGCCGACATGTGCATCAGCTTTGACTGGACGCCGTAATCGGCCTCAGCAGCGTCTTTCTCGTCCCAGCGAGCCCTTCGGAGTGCGGTAGTGACCTCAGTGCGGGCGATGCGATGGCCTCGACGCGCCTCGATGCCGGTCTGGGCGGTCAGGTCCCGTGCGATTTCGCGGGGATTCTTCCCGCGCCCCATGCCCTCGGCGAGAATGCGCGCCATGTCGGCCTTGACTTGGCCGGACAAGCCCTTCATCTCCTCGAACTCCCGGGCGCGAAGCAGTGCCATGCGCGCGCGGTAGGCGTCGGATCGGAGGAGCACATCCAGCGACTCCCGGCCAGCGCGATACGCCGGCGACTGCTGCGCCAGGTTGGCGTGGGTCTGCGCAGTCCCGCGGATGTAGGCAACCCCGACGTAGGACTCGAAGAACCAGAGGTCACGCTCCCCGCCCTCTTGCAGGATCTCGTCGACCATCAGGTTGGTGTCGGCGAAGATCGCGGAGAGAAGGGCCTGGTCGAGACGGTAGGTATACTGCTCGTTCACCACCGGTTGGGCCGGGATTCGATCCAGGGCCGCCACGTAGCCATCCCTGATCTTCCGCATGCGCCTGTCGAACTCGCGCATTGCGCCCCTTTCCAGGCGATCTACCCCGGTCGGGTCACTGCCGTTCGCCGGTAGGATCGGTGCGCGCGGCATCTTCATCCTCCGGTTCGGTGTCAGGCAGCGGATCGCCACCCTCGAGCGGGTCGTATCCAGCTTCTTCGCGTATTTCCTCCGCCGTGAACACGGGCTCGCCAGTGCCGATCGCGGCGCTGTTGATCTCGCTCATGGTCTTGGAGTTGGCCAGGCGCTCGGCCTTGGTTGGAACGGTGAGGTCATCCCAGATTGCCGTGAACTCGGCCTTCAGCGGGACCACGCCGATGCGCATCAGGTGCCCGAACAGGTCGTTGATCTCGAACGTCAGTTCTTGCACCCGGCGCGCCTGGCATCTGGCGTTGTGGTACTTCTGATCCTCACTGCTCGCCCTTTCGCCGGTCTGCATGCCCACCAGGATCTTGGTCGGGATGTCGACGCCGGCGGCGGCGGTTTGCAGGTTGACGTTGTACGTAGGCCCCGGGTCCGAAACGGCGGACACCATCTGCGTAACGGTCGCACCCTGGGTTGGAAGCAGGACATCGTTACCGCGGTTTAGCTGACGCGCCGCCTCGTTGAAGCGTTCGTTGAGCGCATCGATCGTCACCCCGTAGGTGCTGGCGATCTCGCCGAGCTGAATCTCCTTGTCGAAGTTCAGCAGGAGTTGGCGTGCGGCGTTCTTCAGGAACGATTCGCCACTGCCTCCCTCGACCTTCTCAAGGCTGATGAAGGAATTGTAGGCAGGCTCCAGGAAGCCGATTGCATCGCCGGTCCAGTCGCCGAGGATAAACACCCGATCCGGATGGATATCCCGCACCAGGCCAGGGCGGCCGGCTTGGGAAGCCTCGGTGTATTCCCACATGGTGGGCTGCCCGTAGGTCTCGCTATCCAGCTTTTCGTCGAACGACTTCGGCTTAAGGCACCCAGCCCAGGCCGGGGTGACCTTCGCCAGGCCATTGACCTTGCCCGAAACAGGTCTATCCCAGGGCTGGCTGTCCCTTATGTGGAGGAGCAGCCCGGAATACCGACCCACCAAGCGGCGCCTGTCGGCTTCGGAGACAGCCCGCCAGAACCTGCCGCCTGCGATCAACGGCTTGTTCTTCCTCTCCCACTCGGTCTCGTCCTTGGAGCGGTCCTGATCGTCGCCCTCGATGACCTGCGGATTTGTCTTCCAGCACGTGGTGACGATCTTCTCGACCGCGCCATGGGCAATACCGCCCCGCCGGTACATGGTGTACAGGTCGTTGAACGTGATTTCCTGAGGGAAACCATACTCGCACCATGCCTGCGGCCGCTTGGCGTCATGGCCGATGCCCTGGTTCAGCAGGCTCATTCGCGCACGCGCGACAGCACTGCTCATCGCGTGATTGACCGCGAGGTCGAGTTTGTCAGTCATGGTCAGTCCGATTTCAGGATGAGGCCTGGCTTGTCCGTCTCGCGGACCAGTTCGACAGATGAGAGGTTGGGGTCGCGCCAGACCATCGTCCCTTCAGCGCCAGCGTTCTCGACCGCCACGGTGCGGGCGCAGGACGTGCAGCGAGCACGGACCACCATGGAGCGGCTGGTTGCGCGCTCCTTGAGGATGAAGATGGCCATCAGCGGGCTCCTGGTAGCAGCATACCGACCGCGCCGCGGCGCTTGATCAGCGGGCCCAACGCGTAGCGGCTCGCGTCCATGAAGTGGTTATTCTTGTCGATGATCTCGGTGAGCACGTCACCGGTCGGGCGGTCGACCTTGTAGCTGTAGAGCCGGGCCTCGCGCAGGAAGCCGGTACAGCGCACGTGAATGACAATTTCGACATAGCTGCGCAGATGCGCGATGCCGTCCTCGACGCTGCCTTGCCACTTCGCCACCGGCTCGATGCGCGGCAAGTTGGCGCGCTTGTGGTCGCGCCCCTTGCTCTTGACGTGGCTGATTGTCTCCGGCCTGGCCGAATCGGCCCGCACGGCATGCAGTTCGATGCCAGGCAGACGGTCGATCATGAACTGGGCGATGTCGTCGTTTTCGAGGCCGACCTTGCTGGCCTCATACTCGACCCAGAGCCGGCGGTCGTGCACCCAGAGCTTCACGCCGGCCGTGGGGTCCTGGCTGAACCCCCAGTCCAGGCCGTAGTAAGGGCCGTCCCAGCCCGGACCCGGCGTGAACTCGGCTACCCGGTACTTGCCGGACAGGATCTGCGCGTCGCTGTTCTCGCGGTAGGCACCATCCCAGATCCAGGCATAGGTCTGGTCGTCCAGCGTCTCCCGGTCGTTCAGGCGCTCCTGATCGAGGACATCGGGGAACCACGGGTTGTCCGTGTAGTTCAGCTCGACGATCTTGGCGCCGGCCGGCATGTTCTTCCGGAACCGGGTGTCGGTGGCGCTTCCATCGCGCTCCGGGTTCCAGGTGATCCAGACTTCGGAGTCGCACTCGCGGACCGTCGGCAGCAGCTTCTGCCAGGCGATCTCGCTGACGTTCTCGGCCTCATCGACCCAAGCGATGAGGATGCGCGCCTTCGACTTGATGCTGTCGAGGTTGTGGCGCAAGCCGGAGAACGAGAACCACACCCGCCGGTTGCGGGTGCGGATGAACTTCTCGCCGATCTCGAAGTAGGCGTTGAGCCAGGGCTCGGACCGGATCGCCTGCTTGACCTCCTCCATGGAGGAGTCTTCCAGGCTGTTCATGTACTCCCGGCCGCAGAGAATCTGCCCGGAGATGCCAGCCTCGGCGAACATGTAGGCTCGGATCGCCGCCATCTTCGCGAAGCTGCGGGTCTTACCGCTCCCCCGCCCGCCGTAGGCGCCGCGGTACCGTGCTGGCCCGGAGAAGACCGGAATCAGCTTTGGTGGGAGTTCAATCCGTGCTTTCACCAGGTGCCACCAGTTCGATCATGGTCGGCATGGTGGGAATGGGCCCGCCGCCGGGGCCAGAGTGCTCGAACTTGTCGGTGAACACGCCATGGTGCCGGCCGAGCAGTTCCAGGTTCTTCACCTTGTCCGGCCATTTGATCTTCTTGAGGATGCCGACCGCCGCGCGGGAGTCGCCCTTGCCCTCGAACATCTCGGCCAGGTCGAAGCCGCTGAGGTACTGGCGCCAGGCCTTGGGCCACTGGCTGAGCGGGCGCAGGGTCAGGTCATCATTGACAATGTCCAGGAGGTCCATCTGGTCGATCTCCTCCAGGCGCCGGACGACGTAGTCGGCGTCGGACCTGGTGCGCTCGGAGCGCTGCTTCATAGCCTCCTGGATGGCGGATGTGATGTCCAGCTTCTGCAGCAGCTGGTAGCCGATCTCGGACGCGCGATTCTTGCTGTACCCGGCCCTGATTGCCGCCTGGGTCGCATTGAGGTCGAGCAGGTACTCGGCGACGAAGCGGCGCTGCTTTGCTGTTAGCGCCATGGATCACCTCAACTGAGCCTCAGGATGGGCGCGATGTTGCCCTTGTTGCGGTAGACCAGCACCAGCAGCACAACCAGTACCGCCAGCAGATACGGCGATATCGGCGTTGCGTGGCGCGCCATCAGCACGGCCAGGCTGATCGACAGCGCCTGCATGCCGGTCCCAGCGGCGAGGATGTACGCGCAGAGCGAGACGCCGAACCGGTACGTGGCACCGTGGCGCTGGTACGTGAAGATGCGGCAACTGATAGCGCCGCAGACGGCCGCAGCCGCCAGGGTCACCAGGTCAACCATCTTTCCGGCCTCCGATCATGCCGACGATGCGCTGCAGAACGATCTGGAGCCATGCCGGCGCGCGGCCACCGATCATCCAGTCCAGCACGCCGATCAGGATGGTGACGATCAGCGCGGCGGTGACCAGGGCGGGCAGCCCGGAGAACTGGGTCGCGCCCCGCCCGACAGCCTCGGTGGCGGCGTAGTAGCCGCCCACCCAGGACGCCAGCAGGTAGCCGAGGCGCCTGGCCATGGTCAGGTCGTGAGCCCAGAGCACGAACAGCAGCGCGCCGGCGAAGCCGCCGATCACCGCATTGACGTCGACTCCGGGGATGATCGCGGTGGCAGTGAGCCCGACGGCGCCGGCTGCTGCTACTGCTCCGCTGCTCGTCGGTTCAGCCATGAGGTACTCCAGAAACGAAAAAACCCGGCGCCAGGGCCGGGTTTTCGGGGGAATCTTTTGATTGGGTGCTACTTCGCAAACTGGGAAAATACTCCCAAATCTCTTATCAAAATGTCAAGCGGCGTCTCGTTGGGCCGCAACCACCTGCGCCACCGGCACCAGAGCCTGGGCGTCCAGCCGGTTGAGCTCCTGCATGAAAATCTCCCAGATCGCCGCCCAGTCACGCTCCCAATTCGCGGCGTACAGTACGAACCCCGGCCAGTCCGCCAGGAACTGGATTACCTTGCCAGGCCACCACTCCTCCCGGCCGTTGACCATGTCCTTCCACGAGTGCATCGCCGCCAAGGCCACCCAGTAAGCGACCTCCTGGCGGGGCTTGTTCATCTTCGGGAGATCCGCCGAGAAGTACAGGAAGGACTGCGCGCGGTTCTGGTCGACCCCGTTCGCCAGCGGCGAGTACAGGAAGTGGCCGAGGTGCTGCAGTGGCGCCGGAAGCGTGCTGATCGCATGCATCACCTTGCCGGCGGCGAGCATGTGCTGGCAGCGGTTCAGGTTTCCCGCGGCCCGCCCTGTCCGCGTCTCGTAGGCGGCGATGATCTGGGAGTCGATGGGGAACAGGCCCTCCGGCTCCTTGCTCTCGCCCTGGTACCCCTCGGGGAAGCGGGCCACCAGTTTCTTGCGGCGCTTCGCCCTGGTCTTCCGTGTCGCCTCTTCGGCATCTTCGATGGCTTTCGCCATCACCGACGCGCCCGGGATGTGGTACGCGTCCTGCCAAGCCTGGCGCGCGCTGATCAGTCTCATTTCGACTCTCCCCTGTAGTTTCCTGTAGTCACTGCTCGCCCTCGAGGAGAGGGACGACTTTCACTCGCACGCCTGGCGTTTCGCCGTAGCGCTTCCCCACCACCGCCTTCACGACCTGGACGTCGTCCTTCCAGACAACGCCGTTCAGGCCGTCGTAGATGGCCTTCTGGACGTTATCCAGGTCCGGTTTCTTGGTCGGGTGCAGTTGCCCGGACAAGGCCAGGGCCTTCCGCTTTTTCGACATCGATTGAGGGATGCTCAGCGCGATGTCGAGCTCGACCAGCACCGGGCCCTCGAACAGCGCGCGACCTACCATGGCCTGCTGTCCGCTGTGTGCGATCAGCCCCTCGTAGTTCGCCGTCTTCGCCGGCGTGAACATCCTGGCGTGGGCGCCGACGCGACCGATACGCGGTCTCCCCTTCCCCTGAGGCTCGCCGGGTACGGTGAACATCACCGGGCGGAGGTCATGCATCACGGCGCACCTCCGGCGCTTTACGGCGCATCTTGGCCAGTAGCAGTTCCCGCGCCTGGGCGCCACTGAGCCCATCCAGGCCTTGGGCCTGCATCCGCCGGCGGAGCTGCTGCTCGGCTTCATCCTCGGCCAGGTCCAGCAGGCTCTTCCCGGTGTCATGCTCGATCGCGTGGACGACGGGCTGGCTCAACGGGATGTTGTTCGCCCAGCGCCGGACCATCTCGGCGTAGTGGAAACCGAAGCGCTTGCGGAGGCGATCGTCGTTCACCTCGCCGGTGCGCAGATCGAAAACGCCGGTGGCCTCGGCGGCGGCCTTGACCACCTGGTGGCGGTAGCGGCACGCCAGGGCCTGATGGAACGCGGTGTCGTGGTCCGGCAGACCGAGCGACTCCGGCTGGACGCTCAAGCAGAGCTCCCGGAATGTCGGCGCCGCCGGCGGCCAATCGAACCGGCTGCCCATGAACGTCAGCATGTTGAGCCCATGGGCCAGTTGCTGGCCGGTCAGCCCCTGGAGCACCGTAGCCCAGGCGCCGTCAGGGTTAGGGTTGTCGCCAAAACTCGACGTCCAGCGGTGCCCGTACATCTCGGTCATCTTCACCCAGAGCCGTTCCAGCAGCCTGTCGGGCAGCCTCGTTGGCTGCGACGATTGCGTTGACGCGGTCGACGGCTGAGCGAGGGCCCTGTCGATGTGAGAGGCCGCGCTTTGCGGCACGATGGCCGGCTTGGCCTTCGGCGTTTCCTGCTTGGTTTCCATAGCTGCTCCTGTTCTGGTCGAAGCGCTGGTTGCGGCGGATTTTCTGTGCCAGTTCGTGCTCCCACTGGCCTTGGGACTGGTATTTCTCGGGGCGGTTGATCCAGTAGCTGCGGAATTCGAGAAGCTCGTCGTCGCGTAGCTGGTAGGTCCCAATCCCGTTCCGCACCAGCGTTGCCGGCCACCCCTTCGCACTCGGCACCCAGGCCTCATGCATCGGGAATCGATCAGCACCAGATACCGGCTCTGCCTCGCGCGCGTTACGTGACGGAGGAGGTATCGGAGGAAGACCGGATGTAGGCCCCACCTCTGGCCCCACCTCGGGACAACCTCCGGCCCCACCTCTGGCCCCACCTGCTCCAGCCTCTTCGCTGTAGCCCAGTATTTCCGGGGCTTCTGGCTCTAAATCCTTGGCCCCACCTCTGGCCCCAGGTCTGGCCCCACCTTGGTCAAACCTATGGCCCCACCTCTCCGAGACGGATTGATCCCGCGAAGCCTTCGGCAGGTGGAAAACGAAAGGACCGATGCTGGGCATAGGCTCGACCATGCCGCGGCGCACCAGCGCATCGATGGTGTAGCGGGCCTCCTTGCGGGTCGCCTTGTGCGCAGGGCGACCAGGTGATGCTGGGATGCTCAAGACCTCGATCAACATCTGCTCGCTCAGGCGGCGGGTTTCGCCAGCGATGCCGGTCCTGTAGTCCATGAACATCCGGATCGCGCAGTACACCTTCAGCAACTGATGCGGCTCGTCGAAGAGCGCATCCCACTCCTCGTCGTTGATCTGGAAGGACGGCATTCAGTCCCAACCCAGCGGTCCTGGCCGCTTCTTCTCGGCCTTGAGGCCCAGCTCGGCCAGCGTCTCCAGCGAACGGAGATAGTCCGCGCTGACGACCACCGCATGCTGGGGAACGATCTGAAGCTCAAGCACCGAGGCGGCCTTGCAGAAGCGCTCGATGAGGCCGTCCTTCTTCCACCCGGTGATAGCCGATTCGCTCAAGCCGACTGAATCGGCGACGACTTTCTGGCCCACCGACAGAAGCTGGCTCAAGAACAGCGCCTCGAAATCGCGTGATCTTGACTCTTGCTCGGGGGTTAACTTGCTCGTCGACATGGTCAGGACGCCATTTGGACGGATACAGCAAGCGAGTCATGCTCTGGCTCAGGGAAAGCTTCAGCCAGCGTGCATTCAGCACCAAGGTCATTCAGTGCCGCCACGATACGTCGGCATTCACTGAGTCCAGGCTTACGGCGCCCTGTTTCGTAGTGGCCGATTGCGGCCTGGGTCAGCCCAACTCGCTCGGCAAGCTGGGTCTGAGTCACACCCGCCTGCTTGCGGATGGCTTTCAAGGCACTCATGGCGTCCTCCAAGGTGAAGTGTCCTTTTTTGAAAATACATTTCGTACTTATTTCTTGCAAGGATTAGTACATGACGTGCGTTGCACTTGCTAATACGGTCTGTAGCATTCCGCCCATGAACAACTGGATACAGATAGTCCGCAATGCCATGGCGCGGCAGGACATCACACAAGCGCAGCTCGCAGAGCAGATGGGGAAAACTCAGGGGGCCGTAGCGCACTGGCTAAACGGGCGGAGAGAGCCCAGCATTGCCGACATCAACCAAATGTTGACCTTGCTCAATCTCCCCCCTCTCACAATCCAGTTGCCTGATGATCGAGTGCAGAACGTGGCACCAGCAGATCAGCCGACCCGCATGTATCGATACCCGATAGTTAGCTGGGTCGCCGCAGGCGCTTGGCGCGAAGCGATAGAGCCGGCCGGCTTCGATACATTCGAACTCAGTGACTACAAGGGAAAGGGAAGGTCATTCTGGCTGGAGGTGAAGGGGGATTCGATGACAGCTCCTGCCGGCGAGAGCATTCCGGAAGGCATGTTGATCCTCGTCGACACCGGGCTTGAACCGAGGCCTGGCGATCTGGTGGTTGCGAAGCTGGCCGACAGCAACGAGGCAACCTTCAAACAGTTCGTGTCCGACGCAGGCCAGAAGTACCTGAAACCCCTGAACCCCGCATATCGCATGCTATCCATCGACGACAACTGCGAGATGGTCGGCGTTGTCACCCGAGCTATCCGCAAGTTCAGGTGATCCGCCGAATTTGGCCGCCTGGCACATAGGACTAAGGCGGCCTTACCCGTCGATCAGCTACCCCTCCTCTTGACCTGATAGGTCGCCATATCCTCGCTCTGGCTTTCCACCTGGCCGTCACTCCTATCCCGCTCCTCCCACTTCAGCGTTATCGTGCCGTCGTCGTTGAAAACCATGTCAATGCCGTCGGTCTCGGACAACAGTTCCATCACCTGGTCCCACGCCTCATCGGGATCCGTGTCCAAGCGATGGATCGTCACCGTGCGCAGGTCCTGTGCTTTCGGTGAGTTGATCATCTCCGATATGCGGAGCCCCAATTTCTCAACCGGAGTCATCGGTTTCGCGTCCTGCTTCTTCTGTTGTTTGGCCATCGAAAGAATCCTCAATACTGTATATACATACAGCATTCTTATAGCAGAATTCTGAAAGCAACTGCCAGCATCGAAGCACAAGGAGTACTCGGAATGCTGTTCTCTCCATGGTCCGAAACCACCTATATCGCTGTCGTCGACCGAGTCCGGGCGCTGATTGAAAGCCCCCAGGCACAAGTCCAACAGTCCGTGCGGATCAAGCGCGCGAGCAATGAACCGACATGGGCCTGGCTTCGACTGGAGCAAGACCTCCGCAGTATCGACGGGGTAAATGTCGAGGCTCGAAATGACGGGAGCCTATTCGTTTACTGGTACGTCGACCTCCCTCACTGATCTTTGACCATCAAGCCCGCCCTCAAGCGGGCTTTTCTTCCGAAGAAATAAGTACGTTTTGTATTGACCATGATAAGTACGTTGTGTATTTTTTTACACACCAGCAACACACCGCTGGCCAGGCCACCGAGCCGACCGCTCTTTCGACAATTTGGGAACCCATGCCGGCCTCTGGTTGCCGGCCAGGCTCAAGGCTGACGCGACGCATCTGGAATCGCGCGCCGAGGGTCTGCACTGCTCACGCTCCCTGCCAGGGTCACTCAGATGGTGGCTTTGTACCTGGTACCGCCGAAAGGTGGGGAACACAGCGAACAGGCGCCGAAAGCGCTTGCAGTGAGGACAGAAATCATCGCCCAGGCGCAGGTGGCGGGTAACAGCGTCCGAGCAAGAAGACTGCGACGTTCGGCATGCCGGCTGAGCGGTTTACGGAGACACCAGAAGCAACACCCGCGGGTTGTAGAAGCCCAGTAGGCGAACGCGGGAGCAACACCGATTTCCTCGATGCCCTTCCCCCGAGGGGCATCCGGGAAACCAACCAGAGGAATTCCAATGAAGCAGTTCGCGAAGCTTTTCGAGTTCGAAGACCTGGGCCAGGTGCTCGTGATGCTTGATCGCGGGGATGACGGCCCGGAGGTGCGCCTCTACTTCAAGCCCGACGGCCTGGGCGTCTGTTCAGTGGCGTGCAGCAACTTCCCCGGCGATGAAGACGAGCAGTGGGACTACGCCGAAAAGGGGTTCGCCACGGTGGACTCCGAAGGGGCCCACAAGCTCGTCGCCGAGGCAATGAAGGTCGTCCCGGATCGCTTGGGCTGACGGCCACCCACCACCCCGAACGGAGTCACGCCATGTTGATCTTGACCCGCCGCCACGGCCAAACCCTGCATATCGGCGACAACATCACCGTCACGGTCCTCGGCAGCCAGGGCGACCAGGTGCGCCTCGGCATCACCGCCCCGGACGACGTCGCCATTCACCGCTCCGAGATCTACCAGCAGATCGGCAACGTCCGTCCGGTGCCGCCGGCGGAACTGGTCGAAGTCTGGAACCGAGAGCACCCGGCGCCCGCGCTGATCGAATACCGGCCGTACCGCGGGGCCGAACCGCAGCGCACCCGCACCGTCGGCCGGGCCAGTGTTTCGCTTGGCGGGGCGGCGGTTATCTGGATCGAAGGCCAATCGGCGCCGGTCGCGTTGCGGGCCTGCACCGCGATCTCCTGACTTCGGCGCCAGGCCCATTGCCGGGCGTTAAACCCACGGCGAGCGCCCGCCGGTCCAACGGCGCGTACGACGGAGGATCTCGACATGTAGCCCAGCCCCAACGGCAGATCGCCAACATGCGGTCGAGCCTGTACCCAACCGCTTTCACATAAGGCGGTGCATGTAAGTGGAGACAGGGCGCTTGGCGGCGCCCTTCTCTTTCCTGCTCCTGGCATAGCCAGGGCGTAGCGGGGAGTGATTTGAGGCGTGGAAGCTGGGAGCCGAAAGCTCCCTGGAGACACGCGGGAAGCGCGGGAACAAGCGCGCACGTGGGCGGCCAATGGCCGATGAAGTTCCGGGCATCAGCACAGTCACCGCAACAGCGGCAAACACCCGAGAAGCGCACTGATGCCAGCGCCGGAGTCGCGACCGGCCAGATCACTCCCCGCTGCGCATGCAGCGTTCCCCCTCTTCGCCCGGCTCCGGCCGGGCTTTTTTCACCGCCCGCATTCGCATGAACGCTCCCCGCCTTCCCCATCGGGCAAGCCCGGCGGCGCGAGTGTTCAGCCGAATGCAGGTGAACCACGGAGAGCATCCCAATGTGGACATACCGCGAGCGCCGCAACCGCGCGGCTTTCAGCAGTGCCCAGCACGCCTGGGACTTCGCCAGAGACCCGCTCTGGGACCAGCCGGAGCCGGAACCGGAGCCCGAGGACGAAGAGCAGGAGGATGACGATGGCCTGGGCGAATGAGCGCGCCGAGGGCGTGATCGAGGAAGCGATCGTCGCTATGCGTCGGTCGGTGATCCCGCGCCACGACCAGTTGGTATGGCGCGGCCAGATCGAGATGGCCTACACCCTCGACGCCATCGGCACTCGGCAATACGACGACATGCGCCGCCGGCTCGACGCCGCAGCGGATGCGAGACAGCAGGAACTGAGGAGCATCGACCTATGACCACCCGCCCCGTTCGCTCGATCATCGACGACCAGCTCGACGACCTGGTGATGCCGGCCGGCGCCGACATCGCCGCAGTGCTCGGCCTGCCGCGCGAGACCCTGGTGGTGAACCTGCCGCGTCGCATGGCGCTGACCATCAAGCGCGGCCGGAAGTGCCTGGGGGTGCGGCGATGAGCTACTCACGGGAAGACTACTTCGCCGAAGGGCTTGGGGAGTCGCTGGAAGAGCATGGCGTGGTGGCCACCAGCGAACAGATCAAGGCGATTGCCAGGGACATTGTCTTGTTCGCAGAGAACATTGGACAAGCATTCTATTCCCCAGAGGATCCGGGGGCACGCGAAGCCGACTCGCTTCGCAAGGAGCTTGAGAAGGAGCGGGAAAAGGTTGTTTGCCGGGTATGTCAAGGCACCGGTAACACCGTATCGCACGGCCCGCACCATTCTGCCTACTCCTCCTGCTGGAAGTGCAATGGGGCCGGGAGGCATGCGCCATGAATGCCAAGCGTAAAGCCACCCTCCTCGGCGCCCTGGCCATGACCGCCTTCTACATCCTGCTCATCTTCGCCCCTGCCTGGGGCGGCCTGATCACCGCCGAACAACCAGCCACGGCACCCATCGCCGGGAAGTGAGAACCCCATGACCACCATCCCTGCCGGCCTGTGCCAATGCGGGTGCGGCGCTGCTACGCGCGTCGCTCCGGTGAACGATCGGTCGAAAGGCTGGGTGAAAGGCCAGCCGGTCGCCTACGTGAAGGGCCACCACCTGCGCGGTGACAAATCCGGCGAGCGCTCTCCCCGCTGGGCAGGCGGCCGCCACCTGAGCAGCCATGGCTACGTCGTGCTCTGGACACCGGCCGGCCGCAAGTATGAGCACGTGCTGATCGCTGAGCAGGCTCTCGGCCGGGAGCTGAAGCACGTGCGGCGCGGACACCCACTGAACGAAGTGGTGCACCACATCAACGGCGTGAAGACCGACAACCGTCGGGAGAACCTGCTGATCTGCACCCATGAGTACCACGTGGCGCTCCACCACAGGCTCCAGGCTTCGCCGGATTGGCCTGAGTTTCCGCCGGTGGCGCGGCCTGGCTTCGGAGGTACGAGCACATGACCGTCTACACCGTGCGCGCCTCGTCCTGGGGCGCCCTTTTCGACTGCGGGTACCGCTGGGAGGGTGTACACCTCCTGAAGATGCGCAGCCCATCATCCCCCCGGGCGCTGCTCGGTACCGCGATCCACGCAAGCACCGCAGCATTCGACGCTGCGCGGGTCAACGGCGAGCCGATCAGCGCCTACGACGCCTCGGAACTGCTGGTGCACACGCTGCAGCAGCCGGAGTTCGAGGTCGACTGGCGCGGCTCCGACATCAGCCCGCGCGAAGCCGAGTCCACCGGACTGACGCTGCACACGAAGTACTGCAACGACATCAGCCCGCGCTACGACTTCGTCGCCGTCGAGTTGACGACCAAGCCGATGGAGATCGACTGCGGTGGCGGGATCATCGTCCGCCTGACCGGCCAGCTCGACCGCGCCCGCATCAAGCGCGATAGCCACGGCGTCGGCATCGCCGACGTGAAGACCGGCAGCGCCGCGGTGAGCCAGGGCGTTGCCAAGACCAAGGGGCACAAGGCCCAGATCGGCACCTACGAACTGCTCTACGAGCACACCACCGGCGATGCGATCACCGCGCCGGCCGAGATCATCGGCTTGAAGACCAAGGGCAAGCCCGAGGCGGCAGTCGGCGAGATCGTCGGCGCGCGCCAGATGATGGCCGGCACTGCCGAGCACCACGGCCTGATCAAGTTCGCCGCCGACATGTTCCGCTCCGGCCTCTTCCCCCCGAACCCGCAAAGCCCACTTTGCAGCCCGAAGTACTGTCCGCGCTGGCGGACCTGCCCTTACCACGAATGAGGATCGCCATGAAATCCGAAGACCTGTACGTCCGCCTCACCGACCCGGCCGGCAAGCGCCGCGAGGTCATCAACCACCACCGCGTCTGGGATCGCGGCCAGTTCCTCGAGGCCCAGCGCAAGCAGCACAACAAGCCGGACAAGCCCGACGAGCACCGCGTCGTGAGCGTTGCGACCGAGGCCGAGTACCGGAAATTCATGGGTTACAAGGAGACAGCAGCATGAGCGAACCCACCCAACTGGAGCAGTTGAAGACCAGCGCCGTCGCGAGGTCAACCAACGATGCGCCGATGTCCCTCCTCACCGGTGCCGGCTTCGACCAGATTCAGCGCGTCGCCAAGGCACTCAGCGCCTCCACCCTGGTACCGGTCCAGTACCGCGCCTTCGCCGAGGTGAAGGAATACGGCAAGGTCACCGGCTACACCCCGAACGGCGCCGGGCTGCCGAACTGCATCGTCGCTCTGAACATGGCGCAGCGTATGGGCGCCGATCCGCTGATGGTGATGCAGAACCTGTACGTGATCGAGGGCCGGCCGAGCTGGTCCAGCCAGTTCATCATCGCCTCGATCAACAGTTGCGGCCGTTTCAACCCGCTCCGCTACGACCTCAGCCAGCCGGGCAAAGAGCAGGAGGTTTCCTATAAGGCGACCACCTGGAAGAACAAGCAGAAGGTCGAGGAGACGAAGACCATCAAGGTGCGCCATCAGACCTGCACGGCCTGGACCACCGAGAGGGGCGTTCAAATCCCGACCTTCAGCCCCGAGGAGCTTCGCAAAAAGTCGATGCTCCAGTTGTGCCGCGAGTACGGAGTGCCCGTGATCGAAAGCCCCGAAGTGTCGATTCAAATGGCGCTCGACGAGGGCTGGCTCACCAAGAACGGCAGCAAGTGGCAGACCATGCCTGAGGTAATGCTGCGCTACCGCGCCGCCAGCTTGCTCGGCCGCCTGTACGCACCTGAACTGCTGATGGGACTGCAGACCGTCGAAGAGCTCAACGACTACATCGAACCGCGGGACACCGATATCCAGGGTGAAACCGTGACCGTGCATGTCGATGATCTCCGAGACAACGAACCGGCGCCGCCGGCTGTCGCCGCCGAAGACGATGGAGACGAGCCCTCTCCGCCGGACGGCGTGAACACCGAGACGGGCGAAATCACCGAACCCGCCCCGGGCCAGCAGCCGGACACCGGCACCGACGAGCTCAATCTCGAGTAACCGGCCATGCCCAGCCGAACCATCGAAGAGCAGTTCGACCGTGTCGAGGAGTTCAACAGCCTCCTCGGCGCGGCGGAGCTGAATGCTGCCACCACCTGGGAAGAAGAGTTCACCGCCGACCTGCGCGCCAACTTCCAGCGCTACGGCCCGCGGATGTTCCTCAGTGAGTCCCAGCACACCACCCTCGAACGCATCGCCAACCAGTAGGAACAGCAGCCAATGACAGCCCAAACCGCCGCAACTATCGCTCAAGACCTCGTAGAAGAGTTCGACGAGGAACAGCCCGCCACCGTAGTTTCCCTCGCTGCCGAAACGCTCGGCCGCGACCTGCTCCAGGCCCTGCTGCAGGAGGTCCGCGTCCTGCCGGATGTCTGGCCGAAGCTGACCGAAAAGAAACAAGCCGACGTCATCGACCGCCTGCGCAGCACCGTAGAGCGCACCGTGAAGTATGCAGTCAAGCTGATTTCCGCCGGCGAGCGCCCGGCCATCGGCGGCATCCTGGAGTCGGTGGCGATCAAAGAAGGCATCAAGGCGACCTTCAAGGTCAGCCAGTTCGACCCGCTGCGTCACGACCTAATCGACCGTGCCGGCAAGGTCTGCATGCTGGTGGTGGCCGACGCTGAGGAGTACCTGCAGGGCATGGACACCGTCGTACCCGATCCCGACCAGAGCGCCCTGGCGCTGGACGAAAGCGACGATGGCGACGACGCCGGCGGCACTGGCGCGCAGGACCCGCTCTACATTGAAGCGGTCAGCCATGTCATCGACACACGCCGGGTCAGCATCAGCGGGCTCCAGCGCTACCTGAAAATCGGCTACAACCGCGCCGCGCGCATCGTCGAGGAAATGGAAGCCGCCGGCGTTGTATCGGCACCGAACTCCAACGGCGAGCGCGAGGTGATCCTGCAATCACCGCCGGAACCGGAAAAAGACCTGCTGAGCAGTGCCGCCGAGCCCGGCGCCACAACCTACGGCGGCCACACCATCGACGACATCACCGTCCTGGTGCTGCGCAAAGACGAGATCACCCCGGGCTGGCTGCAGTCGCGCTTTGCGCTGAGCACCGACGAGTCCTTGGCTGTCGCCCTGAAGCTGCTCGACGACGGTGTGATCACGCTCGCCACCGAAGGCGAATCGCCTGACCTCAACACCTACCGCGTCGCCGTTGCCACCAAGGCGCCGGCCGAAGAGCCCATCACCCTGGAGTGAGCCATGCGCATAACGAAACTCGAAATCACCAATTTTCAAGGGCTGCGTCATGCGGCCCTTGATGTTTCTGCGCCGGTGCTCCTGGTGGCCGGCCATAACGGCGCCGGCAAGAGTTCGCTGCTGGACGCCATCGCCATGGCCTTCAACGGCCAGCCGCGCCGCGTCTCACTGAAGAAGGAGATGGACAAGCTGGTAACCGAGGGCGCCAAGAAGGGCGAGGCACACGTCGAGTGGCTGGACGATGCCGGCGAGGTGCAGGCCTGCGGGGTCGCGCTGCCTAGCGGCAAAGGCTCCCCGCTCGCCGACTCGCCGTTCCTGCCGTTCGTGCTCGACGCCAGCCGCTTCGCCGCTCTGGACGCCAAAGATCGCCGCCGGGTGCTGTTCGACCTGACCGGCGCCAGCGCCAGCCCGGCCGAGGTCGCCAAGCGCCTGAAGGCCAAGGGCATCGACCTGGCGCTGTTCGAGAAGGTGAAGCCCCTGCTCCGTTCCGGGTTCTCCGCCATGGTCGGCCAGGCAAAGGACTACGCCAGCGAGGCGCGCGGCGCCTGGAAGGCAATCACCGGCGAGAACTACGGCAGCGAGAAGGCGAACGGGTGGGAGCCGGAGGCGCCGCCGGTCATCGTCAGCGAGGAGGAACTGGAGTCGGCGCGCATGGAACTGCGAGCCACCGCCCAGGACCTGGACGAGGCCCAGCAGACCCTGGGCTCCAGCAAGCGCGCCCACGCCGACGCCCAGGCGCGGGCCAGCCGCATCACCGCTCTGCGCGAAACCGCAGCGCTGGCCGACCGCCGGCGCAACAAGCTGGCCGCCGACGAGGCCAATCAGGACGAATGGTCGGAAAAGGTGATGGCAGCCGAGGCCGCCGCCAGCGGCGAGCCCGCCCACCAGCCGCTGACCTGCCCTCATTGCCAGGGCGCCGTGGACCTGCAGGCCGGCCAGTTGGTCGCGCACCAGCCACCGGCGAAGGTTGCCGATCCCGAGGCGGCGAAACGCCTGGAGGAGTACCGCGGGTATCTTGCCAGCGCTCAGCGGGCCGTCGCCAACAGCCAGCGGGACCTGAAGGAGAGCGAGGACGCCGCCGCGCAGGCCGCCGCCCTGGAAGCCGAAACCGCCCAGGCGCCCAGCGCCGAGGCGATCGCCAACGGCGAACAGGCGATCAACGAACTGCGTCAGGCGCGTGATCGGCAGCAGGCCAAGGTGCAGTCGCTGCAGGAAGCGTTCAACGCCGCCGCGCAGCGCCAGGACGTCATCAAGCAGGCCGCCGGATTCCACGCCGAGGTCTGCGCCTGGAGCGCCCTGGCCGATGCCCTTTCCCCCGCGGGCATCCCGGCTGAGATCCTGGCCGACGCGATCGGACCGGTGAACGAGCTGCTGCAGCGCCTATCCGGCACCGCCGGCTGGTCGCCGGTACAGATCAGCGCCGACATCGACGTCACGTTCGGCGGCCGGCTGTACGGCCTGCTGTCCGAATCGGAGCGCTGGCGGTGCGACGCGACGCTGGCCCTGGCCATCGCGACGATCTCCGGCCTGCGCCTGGCGTTGCTGGATCGCCTCGATGTGTTGGACCTGCCGAGTCGTAGCCAGGCCCTGACACTGCTGCGTGCCGTGACGATGGACAAGGAAATCGATTCGGTGATCGTCGCCGGCACGCTCAAGGAGGCGATGGCGAAGACGCCGACCTGGCTACAGGCGGTCTGGATCGACGCCGGGCAACTCGCCGACCAGCAGCAACAGGCTGCGGCCTGACCCTCGATACAGCGCCCCGCCCGGGGCGCTTTCTCTTCCAGCAAGCACGCACCGGACGCCGCCCTGTGGGCGATTCAACCATGCCTCGTGGGCCGCCCTGTCAGGCAGGGCGGCGTCCAGTGCCTGTTCACGGAGTGCTGACGTACTTCTAGCGGGTCGCGTACAGCCTAACGACTCTGGGTGTTGAGAACCTCATAGTTACCATCTGCATGCGCCTTGGTTACCCAAGCGTTCTTTGTCGACCTGGCTTGAGCCTTGGATCCGCTCAAAGTTTGGACCACTCGTCCCACGGCCTTCGATGCAACAAGTGCAGCGCTTTCAACCTTGGTCGGAGAACCCCGATAGCCTGCGGCAGACCGAAAATGATTGAGGATGATGTCTTGTTGATAAGCAGGTGTTTGCTCTCCACCGATTGTTGATGCACCCACCGTCTCATACCGGTAATAGACCTTGGTGTCATCGAACACGATCTCGACGATTCTGAAGTCAGGCATCTCTCCTCCTTGCTCCGGCCCCATGCCGGGCTCCCGAACCTACCCCACTCCATGCCATTGCGCCAGCAGGCGAGAGGTACTCCTATGTCCGCAGAAAACAACAACTCCGCCATGACGACGAACCAGAACCACCCCGACGATCACCTCCTGATGTTCCAGGACGAGGCCTACGCGCTTGGCCGCGCCCAGGGGCGCCTGGACGTGTTCCGTTTCGACCTGCACCTGGAGCGCCAGCGCCGGTTCAGCGAACGCACGTTCGGGCCAGGGTCGCGCGCCGCCGGCGTCATCGACCACATCCGCAAGGAGCTGCGCGAGATCGATGAAGCCCCTGGCGACCTGGCCGAGTGGATCGACGTTGTGATTCTCGCTCTGGACGGGGCTTGGCGTACCGGCGCCACTCCGGCGCAGATAATCGACGCCCTGGTCGCAAAGCAGACGAAGAACGAGGCGCGCACCTGGCCGGACTGGCGCACGGCGCCGGCCGACAAAGCGATCGAACACGTCCGAGCGGACGAGCCGGTCGACGACAACACCTACTTCGTCATGCGCAACGCCGGCAAAAAGGTGTTCGTGAAGCACGGGCCGTTCTTCCGGGATCAGGGCGGCCTGACGGAGGACTGGGGCAAGAACTGGACGCGCATCAGGGCCGGCAGCCTCAAGCATGCCCGCCAGATCGGGGAGGGGTTGCTGCCGTAATCCAGCGCTTCGACGACTGCTCCAACTGCGGGGCGAGGAATGCACCATAAGCGCCCAGTACCCCATGCACCTCCCTACAGATACCCTTCCCGCTTCCAGCCACACATCCTGCACTTAACGTAGGGGCCGTATTTTCCATCGTGCTGCGACGTATCCCCGCCGCACTGGTGGCAATCGCCAGTCCTTTCCCCGCTTTCCCAACGTGCAATCCGGTAATACCGATAGCAGCCCCAGACAGCGAAAGAGAGCGTTGCAACTGCTACGAAGGGAAAAGCCGTATTGGCCATCTCGCCCAGAGCTTGAAGCATCCCTCCTTTCCCGCTGAGCGAGGACAACACCGCCAGGATCAGCAGGCCTGCACAGGTGCAGGCCACTGGCATCGCCAGGTTGAGTACGTATCGCATCGCGATCTCCTGTGAATGGCCTCATACGGCTGATCATTATCTAGGTGGGTCAGACACCTATCAATCTGCTTGTCTTGTGCCAACCATTGATCGACCAGCTTCACCTGAGCACCGCAATGAACCGCCCCACCATCTGCCGCACCACGGGCCAACGGATAGGCCTGTGCAAATGCTTCCGCTGCCGGCCGCCGGCGCCGGAGCAACCGGAGACACCACCATGTCATCTACCCAACACCAACTGATCGAGCAGTGCGCCACCCGCCTGCGCGGCATCGTCGACGCCCTGGACAACATCCACGACACCAGCCCGCACCGCTGGTCGACGGACCTCGACGACGTTCACTCCTCAGCCGAGAGCCTGCTGGCCCTGATCAAGGACCAGGCGCCGGCGCCCTGCATCGACTGCAAGGGCACCGGCTTCTGCAACAGCATTTCCGGCGAGGAGATCCGCTGCCCCTGCCACGCGCCCATCCAATTCGCCGATCCGGCGCAAACGCCCGTGGAGCAGTTCGAACAGGCACCGCCGTCCGAAGACCAGTTGACCGCCGCTGGCCTCAGCTACCCGCTTGCCAAGGAAGATGCCGTGAAGCTCTGGTACGCCGGCTTCAGGTCCGAAGTAGTCACTGTGCTCGAGGCCTGGGAGGCAATCGGCCACGATATCGGCATGAACCCGAGCAAGGGCGAACTGCTGGACTCCCTGCGCAACATGGCGGCGATTTGCGATGCGCACGGCAATGACATGCCAGCCCAGTCGGCGATCGACCAGCGCCAGGTCATCGCAGACGCCATCACCGGCGCGCTAGCCTTCGGCGCCCAGGCCAGCCAGCCGCCGGCGGAGGATCACTGGCTTCGTCCGTTCTACGACATCGGCCGCGCCGAGGGACAGCGCACCCAGGAACTGGCAATGCTGGTTCGCATGCTGGCCAGTTCGCTGAAGCGGCATGCCCCGGAAAGCAACCTGATGGCACGCGCCACCAACTACCTGGCAGCCAAGGGCTTGGCAGGCACACCGCTTCGTGACGCGCCTGCATCGGTAGAGCAGGCAGGCGGGGATGAGCGGGCGGCACTTCAGGAGTTAATCCTAGTGCGTGACTGGGTAAAAAATCGCAGGGGACAGCCGGAGAAGCTGAAGAACACTGGGCAGACCTACATCATGATCGAAAAGTGCGAAACGCTCGACATGCTGGAGTGGGCGATTGAGCGTGCCCGCGCCGCCCTGGCGCACGCGCCGACCAGTTTGGCATCCCCGTCGTGCAAATGGACCGAAAGCAGCGGCATCTGGGAAACAAGTTGCGGCCAGACCTGGGGCTTCGTTGAGGACGGACCAGCAGAGAACGGCGCGCTGTTCTGTCACCACTGCGGCGGACGCCTGGTCCTCATCAAGAGCGACGATCAGGAAGATGACGGTGAGCCGTGCCCGGAATGCTTGGAACACGGCTGCAACGGCGAATGCGCTGGCCACGGCGCGATGGGAGACTGAAATGAAGCAATCCCAATTCAGGGCCGAGCTGGTCAGGATCATGCCCGGCTACAACTGGACAGTTCATGCGAGCCGCAGCAGCGAAAAGCTACTTGTGGCAGAGGGCATCCAGTCCAGCGGCTCCAACCGGCTCTCGACGCTACGCGTGGAGCGCCGCGACAACTACGGTAGTTCCGGCAAGCCTCGCTACGAGGTGAAGAGCGCCGGCTACGGGCGACGGGCGCCCTGGCTGCATACCGCAGAGGGCACATCGCTGGCCCGTGCTCTCCGGGCACTGCAAGACCACTACGAGTACACCGCCAGCACATATTACCAGCACGCCGGAGCGCTGAAGGCAGGCCGCAGGGCACCAGCCGCTGCGCCGGCGCAGGGAGGTGAGGCATGAGCATCATCTTAAATGGTCACGTCCTCAATCAGCGCCAGCTCGATGCGATCACTCCGGTGATGAACGACCTGATCCAGGGCCGGGTTGGCCAGGAAGACCTCGATAAGGCTTTCGAGCGTGCGCTCGAGCAGGCCGGCTGCCCCCTGGGCTACGACACCACCATGCCAGGGGCCGGCTCCACCATCGAACAGCGGGCAACCAAGTGGCTGCGCGACGGGCAGGTCGGCGCGTCCTCTCGCGCCATCCACGATCACATGCTGGGCCTTACTCCGAAGCGTGGCTACTACGATCACCCCCACGACCCGGACGATCTGAATCGCTGCCTGCTTCTGCTGGACCTGATCCCTGAATGGAAGCCTCGCATGCGCGAAATGGCCCAGCACAGTACGGAATGGGCCGCACTGGCGAGCAGTTGGGAAAAGCTCACCAACCTCTTCCTGAGCGAAGCCGGCCTGGACTGGCAACGCAGCAGCGAAGCCCCGGAAACCTACGCGGCGATGCGACTCCTACGGGGTGACGCATGAGAAAAGCACTGACTGCCCTCGGCATCATCGCCGCCCTCGGCCTGACCGTGGTGGGGCTGGTGGAGATATTCCCGATCGTTCGCACGCTCGCAGCCTGGCAGGCGGGGTGCTTCGGATGAGGCAGAAACCAGGCATCGCACTTCCCCGCTGGCTCCTTCGCACAACCACGATGCAGATGCACAGCGTCGACGTGGTACTGGTCATGGCCCTGGTGCTCCAACACCACGGTACGGCCGACGCTGTTCGCCGCGCCGCCGGTCAGCTTCGCGACAGAGTATGTGCCGAGCACCGGCCCAAGATGACCGCACTCATGCGCATGCAAGATGACGCGGCGGCGCTGCAGGTGGCGCTCAACATCGTCCAGCGCGCCACCGACGCCCTGGGCATCCTGGCGGGAAAGCCGTTTCCGGCCAGACCTTCGCCCAGCGAAAGCCCACCGGATCAGGGGCACATGCCCGCCAAGGCTGGTCCCGTCACCGGTGAGCCGGTGCATCCTACCTGAAATCATCCATGCCCGCGGCCCAACGGAAAGGGTCGCGGAACAGCCCGGCCGGAGAGCTGGGATAGGTAACGCCCAATGAACACCCTGTTTCTGTTGATGGCTCAGTACGATGGCGCCGCCATCATTCCCCTCGAACGCGTCTGCGCCGACTACTTCAGCCACCTGACCCCCGAGAAAATGAAGATGAAGGTAGCGGCCGGCGAAATCGACTTGCCGCTGGTACGCATGGAGAACAGCCAGAAGTCTGCGCGTGGCGTACACCTGACGGACCTGGCGAACTACCTTGACGAACGGCACAGAACGGCGAAGGAGGAGCACGAAAAGCTCATGGGGCGCAGAACCCTGCGCCGTGCATCCTAACCCTCCCGCCTACCGGGCCTCGATCGTGGGGCCCTCTATTATCTGCTCCAACCACGGCCAGTCTTCGTACTTGTCGCCGTTCCCTCTCAGATGCGTGTAACGCCGCATCGAATTCCAGTCCCGGTGGCCCGAGACGCTGGCCACGCGCGGAATATCCCATCCGATCTCGAAAAGCCGACTGATGCCGTCATGGCGCAGGTCGTGAAAGTGGAGATCATCGATCTCCAAGAAGCTGCAAGCCCTGGTAAACGAAGCGCTGACCGACTTCGCGTTATAGGGGAACACGAACTCCTCGCGCCGGGGCATCGAATGCAAAATTCGCCATGCCTGATCTGGCAGGTGGCACCAGACATCATTCCCGTATTTCTGGCCCGGATTCTTCATGTCGGTGATCAGCACTGCCTGGCGTGCTTCGTCGATGGCGTCCCAGCGGATCCGGGTGATCTCTTCCTGGCGGCGCGTTGAGAAAATCGCAAAGCCGATCATCCGAACCATGTCGATCTGCTGCTTGCGACGCTCCCGCATTTCAACGAAGTAGGCAAGGATGGTGTCAAGCTCCTCCAAAGTTGGGCGCCTGTCCCGCTCGTTGCTCCTGGAAACGCCTCCCATCTTGCGCAGAACGCGCCTGGCGTCGGCCATGGCCACCGGATCCACCTCGTAGCCCCATGCTGGGCGCGCAACCGTCAAGACGGCACCGAGGTGAGAAAGATCGTTGCCTACAGTCTGCGGCTGCACGCCGCCCTTCTCGATGCGATCCATTGCGTACTCGACCAACACCTGGGAAGTCAGGTCCCGGTCGACCACATCCCCCAGCCATGTCGCAGCTATCGCCTGGAGCGTCGCCTCCTTGGTCCTGCCCAACGGTCGCAGTTTCCCGTACTCCTCAAGATACTGCTTGATCATTTCCCGTACAGTGACGCCCTTGCGATTGGCTCGCTCGATCGCGCCTGGCGCTGCCAACTCTGCTTCTCGGCGCTTCAGCCAGTTCTGGGCCGCCGCCTTCCGGTCGAATGTCTGGCTTTCCTGATAAACTGCCTTCCCCTGCCGCAT